AATGTTGCTAGATGGAAAAGGTTTGTCTCAACGCGGTGACGTGTATCCTTTGTCCTCTGTACGGCAGAACGTGCGACGGTAAACCCGAACAGCCTCTTGACGTACAGGACATTCCTACTACGGAAGAGGAGGACGTGCTTCACGAACTGCGCTTTGAGCGAGACTGTTGCTCGTTCTAGCATACATTCTTAAAAGCCCCGGAGTCTTTCGGGGCTTCCATAGGAGGTGTGTTTATGATTAACTCTAACTATAAAGCCATCGTTCATGGTAAGTATCTGTCTGAGAAAACCGGACGCATTAAGGGACACCTGTGCATTGTCAAGAAGTTCTACTTCAAGACAGCTATGGTCAACTGGGTTAGGGAACAGATCAACATGCCGAACACCAAGCCCACCTGTGTACAGTTCTTTGTCAAAAAGAATCATGTCTGGGAACTCAAGGCTAAAGTTCAAGTCAAGATACCTATCAACCAACGAAAGAAACGCACTCTTATTTGGGGGGGTCAATATGTTTGAGATTCTTGTCATCATGCTGTCGTCATTCGGTCTTGGCTGTTGTTCCATGATGCTGTTCCGTAGGCACTTGGATAGACGAAATGCCTTTCGTTCTTACTATGCACAGGGTCTGTTCCTCGTGCGTAACTGGGGGAGGCAAACATGAAGTGGTACACTAACCCGACGTTCTGGCTGTTCATCTTCTTCCTTGGCATGTGTGCCATCCTGTTGTCTGGTTGTGCCAACTGGTCGGTACGTGGACAAGCTGAGTACTCGGCAACCCAAGCCTTGATGAACTGGGCGTCGTCAATCGGCCCTCTCATTCGGTAGGATTACCAAATGTTACAACCATACCTTGACCGAATGGTTAGCAAACTGGCTACGGATTGTATGGCACAGCGTACACAACGATTCTTTTACAAGGATTGGTATGCACAGAACTACAACTACTGTTATGACCACATCATTCAGCTCAGTACCGTTCTGTCACAGCATCCGTACATTAAAGGCAGGAGGTTTTTGTGGTGGCGTATTGTAAAAAACATATTCGTGCTGGCATTCTATGCAGCGCAGTCTTGCTTGCTGTCCTGCCTTCACTGGGCTATACGGAAACTGTTAAAGACTTCCGTGACCCAGAAGGACGGCTCTTTGAAGACTATCGGTACTTTCCCCCGGCACTGGTAGCCAGAGCTAAAGTGCTGTTCGATGAAGGCTACTTCATAAACACTGACTTGTACAAATTCATCAAGAAAGAGTACGGCTTTCAGGCGGCAGAGGACTTTCGCTTCTGGTGGATTCGTTCTGAACTTATCAAACATCAGGAGAAGTAATGAACCAAGACGCCGAAGATCTTGACGATGGTGTCAAGAAACTTATCGGGAAGACCATCAGCCATGTTTGGGTAGACATGAACGATGGTGAACTTGAATTCCGCTTAAGTACCAACAACGTTCTGCACATCTGGCACCAGCATCAGTGCTGTGAATGTGTTTACCTTGCTGACATCGCTGGTGTTGACTCAGTGAATCAGCAACAAGGAGTAAGTATGCACATCTCAGAACAAGCACGGTATGCCTTTAACCTTTTGCGTGAAGCGCAAGATGTTAAGGACGAACTTCAAAAGAAAAGACAACATATGGATGAGCGGATGTATGTTAAGTCGCTGTTATCTTTGGATGATACGATAGATTGCTGCGCTCGTATCATTCATAAAAACATATGCCTAACATCACGGGACATTACACGTATGTGTAAGGAGGCAAAAGATGTTCTCTCTTCAAGAGTTCGGTGAACTCAGGTATCTGTGGTTGAAGTACAGCCTTGAACTCAAACGTTGCCATACCTACGTAAAGAAGGATGGCAAGATGGTGCCTACTGGTATCGACAGCGAGCGCATGAAGCGATACTACAAAAGGATAGTTGCAGTTGATCGTGCACTCAAGTGCTCATTGCAAAATATCCTGCTGCAGTCTTCTACGCTTTTGTTTGTCCTACTGGCAGTCTACAGCACTTTGATGCTCTTACCAGACACGACAGTGCCTGAATAACTCAGGCGTCATATACATAAGGACTTCAACATGGAGGTAGACTACAAAGCTATCTTTGATTTCATGCTCAGGTCTGGGCTCTGTGCTGAGTCCGACCGACCGCAGGCTATGGAACTTGTGGAAGACTGGCTTAACATCTACAAAGAAACAAATGAACAACAAGGAGATACATTTTATGGGAACACCTGTTGGTTCTGCTATTCTTGACAACGAGATTGTCAAGTTCTTTGAGGAACTGATTGAGTTCTATGGGCACGGTAGTCCGCAGGCTCGCATCATTGAACGTGTCAAGCGCAGGCTGGAACTCGTACCTGTTGGTGATAAGTACGAACGCCTGTGCCCCACGTGCAAATGTCCTGCGTGTGGCAAGACCAGATCGCAAGCCGCTGCCATCGCTCGTGAACGTCAGCGCCGAGGTAAATCCAAGTACGCTGAGCGTAAGTATCCCGGCATGGGGATGGAACTGTCGCAACCTGACGACGACATCCCGGTAAGGTCTGTCGGCTTCTCTGTCCTCGACATCGGAAAGGCTGAAGCTGATGCCATAGCCTACGTCATGGGCACCGCCCCTTCCAAGCTGGGCAAGTAGCACCTGCTATTGTACCATATACACAATGAACTGCAACCATCAAACAAACGGAGTATCTACTATGTCCATGCGCAACATCTTCAAGATTGTCCTTGATTCCAACGCTGAAGCTGGCAAGCTCGTGACCGCTCGCATCGCGGGGAAAGCTGCGAAGGAAGCTCTCTTCGCCAACCCCACCGTGTTGCAGGGTGTGCTCACGTCCTCCGCTGTGCTGACCGCTGCGTCCCTCGCTGACCCGGACACCGCTCATGGCAAAGCTCTGCACTACCTCGGCCTCGGCATGACGATGGACTCCGCCGATGAACTCCTGCGTGTGTGCGACGAGGCAGGCGTGTTCCAGATGAAGGGCACCGCCGAAGACAGCGCGACGGCTGACATGCAGGCCGTGGTTTCCCAGACCTTTGACTCCAAGCCTTTCCTCCAGATGCTCGGTGTTCTGCCCAAGTCTGATGGCACCAAGGAAACCAAGCCCCGGTTCTCCACGCAGGCCAAACCCGCTGGTGTCACTGCCAACGCCATCGAGAATCCCAACAAGGCCGAAGCCAAGGAAGAAGTCACCACTGAACCCGTGTCTGTGAAGGTCGGCCCCGAAGTGGCTACGCCTGTTCTCCTGCCCACCAAGGACGGCAAGGATGCCAAGACCGAGAAGCCTGTGCTGCGCTGCGCCTTTGAAGGTTGCGGCAGTGTCCTTCGCAAGGTGGCTGAACAGAAGCCCTTCCACCTGCCCACCGACAAGGACACGCAGAAGTACATCACCGATGACGAGCGCAAGCTGGAAGGCAGCTACCTCTGCAAGTTCCACCGTGACGTGGTGACCAAGGCCATCCAGAAGCGGAAGAACGATGACCGCATGAACAAGGTGCGGGAACAGCGTCTGGCTGAAGCCACTGATGAGCTGACCAACGTGGAAGCTGAACTGCGTGAAGGTGAAAAGGCTCTCGCTGCCAGCGAAAAGACCATCAACAAGATCACCGACCCCATCATCAAGTCCGGCGCCGAGAAGGCCGTGGAAGAAAAGCGCAACAGCATCCAGAACCTGCGCAAGCGCAGCATCGCCCTGCAGAACAAGTGCAAGCAGATCTCCGAAGAGATCGCTAAGGCCAGCAAGTAACACACTGAAACTCACGGAGGTATGTAGTACATGAACAAAGACAATGAGATCATTCTCGACATGGAAGCGGCACATGAGCCGGTTGGTTTCGGTGCCAAGGTCATCGGCATTGCCAAGAGCGTGACCAGTTCTCCCACCATGCACCGGCAGATCGACAAGACCAAGGAAGCTGGTGTGGTTATCACCAAGCTCGCCGCTGGTCGGCTGGTTCTGAACAACGTGACCGATGTGATTGCGTCCGGCCTGCCTTGGGGCATGGGCGGGTTCATCAAGTCCAACCCGTTGAATGAGGCTCTGTTCAAGTTCAGCTTGGCTCAGGCTCTGTCCATCATGGGCGGTGCGTTTGTCTCGAACGTAGGTGAAGACGATCCGAAAGCCAAGTACTTCCTGACGGCCATCGACGCGGCCACGCTTGCGTCTGTCGACGCTCTGCGTGAAGCCTCCGGCATTGAAGAGTTCATCATGTCCAAGATTCTGACCAAGGATGTGATGGACAAGATCAAACCTCTCGTCAACACCCATCCCATGTAACCCATAACAAGCAGGGCCGGGGTAACTCGGCCTTGTTTGGAACTAGGTTGCAAGTGAAAGGAGTAAGGCAGACACTGTCGTGTACATGAGAGCAAGCGCAACTGGTAGGTTGCAGCCTCCGCACAAGGTACGCTCCACCGAACGTGTAGACTTAGGGTGGCTAATGAATTGTTGGTTAGGTAAACGCTTTGCAAACTTGTGTATCAGAGTGAGGTGTAGAATCCTCGATGGCTGCTGATACTGTGCTCAATGTCGGCACATCAAAGCAAACTACGGATACACAACTTGTGTTTTGGGTCGAACACAGAGCTAGTGGATGACGCAAGTAACATGAGTACCGGCTAGCCATGCCGCGAAGTTGTTACTGAATATGGCAGGTAAGATAATCTAGCAATGTGCATCATGTCCTTCATAAGATCAACTTACTGACTACAAGGAGCCAGTCATGTTTGATATACTAGGAGAACTCATGGTGTCCAGCCCTGCAGTGCGACAAGTCTATCTGCATGGTGGTGCACTGGTGGTTGGCGTGGGACTGTGTGCTTTTACTCTGGCACGGTATAGAGAGTACAAGTATTGCAGACACGTGTTGACGGAGGAACTTAACAAGCTGTACTCGATGGGTATCATCATGAGAACTGTTGCGTTCACATGTGAAACCAGCTTGGTGATGGCTGATCTCATCGAAGCTATGGCTACAACTAGGAGTAGATGGTATGTCTTACACCTCGTTGTTCGGTCACTGCGAAGAACCCCCGTAAAAGAAATGCTGCTGGATGCCTTGCACGCAAACAAGGTACAACCTCTGACTGGACTTAAGAGGCTCAAGGCCCTGTTTACGTCAGCGTTCTAGCTTCATATCTTTAACATCTACTCGGGCTGGGGTTGGCTGCTCTCTGCTAACCTCAGTCCGTTTACGTATAAGGAGAAAGGTTATGCCTACGTATCAAGACAAGATGAACTACTGGTCACAGAAAGATCCCTATGCTCCTCCTCGATTCCTTCCGAAGAAGTCACCTCAACTCACCGAAGAAGAGGTAGAAGAGTGGAAGCTGAAGAACGCAGGTAACTTTATCACCTGCCCTAAGTCTGGCACCCGTCTCTTGAAGAGCAACTGTGGCAAACTGCTGATGTGTTATCAGCAAGGGACATGCTATCATGTGGACTACACCAACTTCGACAAGAACCTGCAACGAAAAGCATACGACTTCAATGGGTAACAGGGTTGAAGTGTGATAGGTGTAGAGTCAGGGATGTTCCTTGCCTCTTTCCTGTCACACTTTAACAAAGGAGAAACTTATGTTTCGTTTCCTGAAACCCCTTGTGTATGCGGTCATTGCCACGGTCGCTGGTTCCTTCGCCTACAAGGAAGGGAAGCAGGCTCTGTTCCCCGCTCCGGCCTCCGACCAGACCATCGACACCAAGCCGGTGGAAGACAAGAAGGACTAGTCTCCTTCTTTAAACCTTAACTTGGAGAGGTTGTCATGAGTGTTGATCAGGATGCGTTAGACATCCTATGTGAAGTCTTCGATGATAGGATCGAGGATGTCATGTCAAACCGTGACAACCTCTCCTACACTCTGTATGATGACGACGGCTACCCAGTTGGTGCTGCTATCTTTGACGAGTTCAAGTCTGGCGATCGTGTCAGATATGTCTACGTCTACTGGATTGGGGTGCGCTACCGTGGTGTAGGTATTGGAGGACAGATACTTCGCACCTTGCACCAGCAGTACCCTGAACACTGGTTCAGTTTGAGTACACTCAAGTCGAACACAGATGCTGTCAGATTCTATCAACACCTAGGGTATCAGATAACTGGAGACTTACCCGGATGTCCTAGCTTCTATCATCTCCAGCGCAAACCTGAAAAGGAGTTCACCTCATGAGCGGTGATCAGAACCAAAACCAGAACCAGCAGAAGCAGAAGGGCGGCAATCAGAACGGCCCGAAAGAAGGCATCACCATTGCCACCTCGGTCAATCCTTCGCAGTCCGGTACCCTTGGTCAGCAGGTTCAGGGTGCCATCGTCACCGGCATTGGCGGTGCCATCGCTGCGTTGGCTTGCGCCGGTGTGCAGAAAGGGTTCGACTGGATTGTTGGCAAGTGGACTGGCCGCAATGTTCGCCCCGTCTTCAACGTGACTCCCACCGGCCCCACCACGGGTGGCTCCGGCAACATCATGCAGGAACTGCACACTGTTGCGGGAAGCAATCCCGATGAAGCGAAGCGTGTCATCCAGTCCGTGGCCAAACGTCTCGGTATGCAGATCGGCCAGCCTGCCCCTGCTCCCGTGACTGTTGACGCTGGTGTGGTGGAGATGACTCCTCCCACTCCGGCCCCTGCTCCCACCGCTGCTGATGTGGTTCCCAGTGATGCTGCCCTCAAGGTGGAAACCAAGCAGCCCAAGCCTCAGCAGCAGAACAACAAGGGCGGTAAGAAATGATTACCCGCATCGCTGGGTTTCTGTTCTATACCTTGATGACTGGCCTGTGCGCCATCACCACCGTTGGTTATGCCAACGATGCGGTTAAGGCCCTTGATAAAAAGAACTAACCTCTAGCACATGGCAGGACTCATGCATACTAGGTGCAACTAACGAAGTATCATGGGGTCTTGTGTAGAGACAGCACCTCCACATAAGGTTGTCTTGTGTGGGTTGTGTGAGTCCTGCTATGCATCTAGGGATTAGATCAATGTGCTATTCACCTAGCGTTGCCGACGCAGTACAGTCATGTTTACCAAGTCTAAGCGTATACTTGTGACCATGACCTTTGGTACTCATCACGTTTCAACTCACGAGGTTTCTCATATGTGTAACTGCACTTCCTGCTTCTGCTCCATGTCTTCCTCCATCGTCATGCCCGCCCCTGTTCGTCCTTCTGTCAAGCGTGGTGCTCTGCTCCGTGCTGTCAGCGGCGAGAAGGTCGGTGACTTGTACATGCTGGTGCGTGAAGCGACTGGTGTGTTCGCCAAGGACGCCGCCGGTAACAACATCGGTGCCCCGAAGAATCTCTTCAACCTCGTCAACCTGACGAACGAAGGGAAGACTCGTGTGTCTCGGCCCCAGCGCAAGCTGGTCTGGGGACATGACGAAGTACCGATGGATGTGATCGAGCAGCACTTTGGTTTCCAGCTGGTTCCTGTTGCTGACAACATCAGCAAGATCGAACCTCTGCTCAAGGGCGTAGGCATGAACCTTCACGCTGCCAAGATTCGTGAAGAACAGTCTGCCTTGATGTACCGCCTGTTCTAATCTTTAAACCTGCTGGCCCATGTGTACTCTTCTATGATGGTAGCTGTCTCTGTGTGAGACAAAGTCCTAACGAACATAGTGCACATGGGCTGGCCTCTTCGGAGGTTTGTATGTCCATTGATCTGAGTAAGCAATGGCCATCTCTTTTGTCTTATTATGTAGGCTTTCCTGCTGATGGAACTGGTACCTACATCGAGAACATCTACAAACTGAGCAAGCAGAACAAGGCTAATCTGGCTGCTAAGCTCGGGCTTCCTGACACGCTGACTGTCGAGGAAGAAGTAACGGTTGATTTGAATGAACGCTTTGCGTTCTCTTATCAGCTTGTCTGCATGGTCATGCCTAAAGATAAGCAGCCTACGTTTGACGAGTTCATTACGAACAGAACGTCTAACCAAATGAAGCTGTCCAAACGTATCTTATCTTATGCCAAGACCAACAGCAACGTGACCGCGAAGATTCTCCTTAGCGGATTATATTCCAGCTCCTTCCGCTCTAAGCTGAACAAAGAACTGCCGAAGGTACCTGATGCCAGATCCTTTGTCAGTAACTCTGACTGTGCTGAGGCAGTTGTGATCACGCAGGACTACGAATACTACTCCGCCATCATTCAGAACATCTACTCTGAGATTGCGTCGATCAAGAAAGCGACGTATGGTTTCAGCATGGATATGTTCACGATGCTGTCGGCTGGTAGTAGCAGCAGCTTCTCGTCATGCTTTACGGTTGGAAGGTTCAACAGTAAGGGGCCTCTTGACATCGCTCTCTGCCCCTTGACTGGTGTAATCTACAACCGCCAAGGAAAGAACATCACAGGTAGAGCTTGGGTTGTCTTTGACAAAGACTTCAACAAGTTCATCGTCATGAAGTCTTATGGCTTTATCGACGACGCCATCATCAAGAAGGTGTGTGGTTGGTTGTGTGCCCTGCTTGATGACAAAGCAGACTGGTCATACACAAATGGAAACAGTGAAGATGTCTATCTTTCACTCGACTACAGACCAGAAGGCTGGTACATTGACCCTGTTCGTATGTTCTTCTTCTCTTCAACGTCTGACAAGATCAGGAACATTGATGTGCGAGGGTGCGTAGAAGCACCTTGTTTGTTGTGCGGTAAGTATCATACCAAATCAACAATCATTTGCAGTGACTGCGAAGAAACAAAGCTGACTAACTGCAAGAGGTGTGGCAAGCAGATGCTTAAAACGGACAGCAACAAGCTGTACCCCATATGTGATAACTGTGTGGAGAAGGTCACATTCTGTCCTGTCTGTGGTTCGATGATGCGGGAAGGCAAAGCATGTCCCAAGTGTGCATGGAATAACATGTGCGCTATCTGCGGCACCAAGTCTGACAAGAAGCTACAGTGGATTGAAGACATCCCTGTATGTGAACACTGCATCAGTATCTTGCACAAGACTACCTGCGAATGCTGTGGTTCTCATGGCTTGATGTATCCTTATCGTGGCCATGCTTTGTGCAACAACTGTTACCAGCAGTTGTCTTCACTGCCTTCGTCAACAATCAATGAAGCACAGGTTCACATCAAGGCCAGCATCTTGCAGAACTTTATAACCAGCAATCCTGATCTCAAGATTAGCTGGAACGTCAGCGAAGGAGACGCTAATGAGCATTGAGAGACTCAAGACAATCCTTCGCATGACGGATGCGGAGGTAATACAGAACATCGTTGGTACTCTGACGAGTTCCGACTCTGGGTACGAAGTATACACTGACGACGAGAACTTCGTCTTCGGTATTCCTACAACTGATACCATATGTCCTGTGCTTTTGCAGGCGCATGTGGATACAAGACGACACGCCTCGGTGGATGAACCCCTCATCTTGTGCACCGAGTACGGAGTCATTACAAATGCCAACGGTATCCTCGGCGGTGATGACCGCTGTGGTGTTGCTGGTATTCTGGACATCATTGAACGCCATACCAGTAAACCATTCGTTCTCTTCACAAACTATGAAGAAACGGGTGGCAAAGGCATGAAGGCTTTCCTCAAGACTGGCTACCTCGACAAGTTCGTCGACCATATTTATTGTGTCATTGCCCTTGACCGAAGGGGACACAATGAGTATGTATACTATAGCCCCACGTTACCGAGCAAGCTGACGTACTTCCTTGCCAAGCTCGGTTACTATGAGGCCAATGGTTCTTACTCTGACTGCTATGATCTTTGGATGAAGCATGACATCGCTCATGTCAATCTGTCGTGCGGTTATGGTCGGCAACACACAGCCGATGAGTTTGTCTTGGCTGAAAGCTACGTGTCTTCCATCCTTCGCGCTGATCGTTTGATGCAAATGATTGACGAACCCTTCCGTGTAAAGGAACGCTTCACGTACCGAAGCGGACACGGGTACTCGTCTATCGCTTACCCTATCCCCAAGCCTGCTGACAATGCTGGTCAGGGAACTGCTGCTCTTGAAATAGTGGGCAGTGAAGAGCTTGCATCTGATGACGGCCCTGAATATGTTCAAGGAACTCATATCCATTCCCCTGTTCACATGCCTCCTGAAGCGGTGTACGCATACTCTGCGGCACCGAAATGCTTCGTGTGTGCGCGAGACGACAGACCGATGGAGTATGATACCAAGAACAGTTTCTTCATCTGTGAAACGTGCAAGAAACAAATCATGAAACACTTTGACACAGTGACAGTCCCCAACGCTATGGCGTACTACGACATGCTTGAGGAGTCACGGGCCAAGAGCCGAGAGGCTAACAGGAATTTGAACAAGGCCAAGCTCAAGGCTAAGAGTTCTCTTCCTGTGTGTCCCGGATGTGGTGACAATCACCATGTCATCTGGTCGAGGAAGGACATAGGATTTGTGTGCACGTCTTGCTTTGAGTACCCTTCTACCGATGGATACAACGGTAAGTTCTGGGTACGAGGAGACAAGAAGATCTTTGTGAAGACTGTGAATGGCAAGCAAATGGTACTGGTGACAGACCTTAAGGGTGAACACCTTCTGTCAAGTGAAGAGCTGTTGAAGAGCAGTAAGCTTCACCAGTGCGCTGTCTGCCATGAGCCTCACATCTCCTGCTCTTGTGAAACCATAGGCAAGACGAGAAAGGTAAACGTATATGTTTGCCCCTCTTGCAAACAAGAAGCCTTGGATACACTTCTCAATGACAACCTCCCTCCGTGGGACTTGGACTAGGAGGATTACAACATGATCGTACCACGTCGTCCTGAGATTTGCAATCCTTCTGTTCCCGGATGTGAACTCAAACTTCCCTTGTACACGGAAGAAGAACGGAAGCGTATTGAAAACATGATCGACTTCCCCGGTGAATATACCGCAGACGATTTTCGTTCTGCGCTTGACCTCTGCTTCAAGCGTAGCACGGAAGCGGAAGCTTTCATCCGTTCCCTACACGACTACACCCTTCGTTTGAAAGGGGTGTGGCATAGATGGTTGGGTGCTCTTCGTCCGACCGTTGTTCGTAAAAGTTAGCGTAGCTAACGCTACTTGTAAACCTTAACACGAGGTGCTTATGCGTAATCGTATCAAGCAGTTCTTTGGCTGGTTGTTCAAAGGTATCAAAGCCCTGTGGCAGATCGGTTGGAAGAAGATCATGGACTTCGTCACCAACATAGAAGCTGCCAATGAACTACTTGACAAACTGGAAAAGAATGATTACGTAATCATTCCTGAAAAGATGTCAAGGGTTCACAAAGCTGTCTCTCTTGTGTCTGGATGTTGTCACAGTTTCTTTAACAGATTCCTTAAGAGGACTGACAAAGGACACAAGCTGCTTGACATTGACATCCCTAAGAACTGGATGCGAGGGAAGAGAAGACGTTTAAGCGACGTTGAGCGGCTTGCTCTCTAGGAGAGGTTTTAAGCCTCGTTTACTATGAGGATGACCTATGAGTCATCTTTTAAATAAACGTGTCTTAGAATCAATCCTCGTGCGTTTAAACGGTATATGAACCATAACCGAGGGACGTAGAAATGTAATGCAAACAGAACACCAACAACAGTCCAGACATACTGTGTGTCTCTGACGTAAAGGCAAGACATGAACTCATGCTTAGAGGCATGGTTGTATCAGCTTGTAACCATAACAGAGATGCAAGAGTATGACTGTTAGGCGAGAGGAGCTTGAGAAGTTCCTTGATTACGATGCACCTATGGATGTGCCAGTAAGACAAGCCTACTGTCCTTTCTGTGAACAACACAGGAAGAATGACAGTGCACACTGCTTCGTCATTACTCGCAAACGAAACGGGTTCAGTATGTGGTGTCATAGGTGCCACACTAAATACTGGTACCCAATTAAAAGCCCATCATCTAGCGCGATCTTAAGTGAATTGCATCGAAGAGCAGTGGGCAACAAAGACAATGCCAGTGTCGTAACGAAGAAAGTCACTCTCCCGTCAGACTTTACAGCTGACATTCCCGCGTCAGGTTTGCTGTGGTTACGTACCTACGGCGTCAGTGAGGATGAGATACGCCGGTTCCATTTTGGGTACAGCCCCAGACTAGATAGGTTAATCCTTCCTGTGTTCCGGGATGGAGAGCTGGTCTTTTGGCAGGGCCGCAACCTTTCTTCAGACACATCCAGACCTAAGTACATGAACGTGAGATCACAAAGGTCAGATATCGTTCTGTTTGTAAATAACCAAACATCGAAGGTCGTACTCGTCGAGGATATTCTTTCATGCCTCGCAGTAGCTAGGGCCGGTGTGAGTGCTGTTGCTCTACTTGGAAGCTACGTGAAGATGGATCTTTTACGTGATGTTCTGGCGGACGCAGATATAGATTGTATAAAGGTCTGGCTTGATCCCGACAAAAGGCAAGAGGCATGTAAGTACGCAAAGCAATTGCGTGCACTTGGTTACAGTGCAAGTCCAGTTGTGCTGGCACACCAAGACCCTAAGTGTTATAAACCCGAAGAAGTCCAACGCTTCATAGGAGGTGCGACATGTTCGGATTCGGAAAGAAAACCTACGATGGGCCTACGTGGAAAGACGTGTCCATCGGTGTGACCATCGGTAAGAAAACCATGAGCATCTTCGAGATCATTCGTAAGTTGTTCTGGAATGTGATCAACATCATCAGCAACGCCCGATCTATCTGGCGTACTTTGTGCAAGGCGGTTAAGGAGGTGTGCCATGCTTAGCTTCAACGATAAGGCTGTCTCCTTTGTACAGTCTTCCTCCTCCTCTGGCTACGACATACAGCGCAGCCTGTCTCGTAAGCGTAACCAGCTGTCGAACTTCTACGACATGGAGCTGGCTATGTGTGACTCGTGTGGCACGCTTTTTGCAGACAAGCTCAAGTCGATGCCGTGCCCTAAGTGTGGCAGCACTAACGGCAGGAGTCATTCGTACAACACTACGAGTCTTGGCTATCTTGATAACATCAGGATGAACTCGTTCACCTACGCTATGGCTGCCTAATAAATATGCAGACAGGTACTTGACAAGCAGGTATTTGATCTTATACCTATAGTACTATAGGTTACTTAACAGGTAAACCTAAAGATAAAACCTTTAGGTTAATATATTAAGTATCTTAATAAGTATCCTTGACTTTACTTAATTAAGTATTATAATATATCTAAGTATATCTTAGCCGTTACTTAACCTTACTTAAGTATAATATCTTAAATAACCTACTACGTAAATACCTTAATAAGTATATTATCCTAAGACTAAACCTAACTCTTAATTCATAAGTACTATAGGTAACTAATGCTTTGAACATTAAGACTATATTATTTCTGAATTAGAAGGTTGACCTTAACTCTTGAACAAGCAAGGCATTATGAACATTGAGGAAATCTCCCTTGTTTTGTTCTTGTTAAGCAAAGAAAACTTTGACAAGTATTTTAAATTCATCTTTGAGTTGAATCTTGAACTTGAAACTAAGAACTTTCTGAAAACAATTCAGGAATATTTCTCTGAATATCCTGATAAAGAAGTCCTTAGTGTTGAAGAATTACTTGTTTTCTTTTCAGTGAAGCACCCTATCCTGAAGAAGAGAACATCTTATTCTGCTTACCTTGAGCGTTTAGGTTCAACTGAGATTGATAATAAAGTACTTGAAGAAAACTTAAACCACTTCCTTGAGAAATATTTTGCAAGTGAGATGGTATTTAAGTTGACTGAAGTTCTTGACGGTGATTCATACTCTGTCCTTGACGAAGTACAGGAGATGTTAGCCGAGTTCAATGAACGCAAAGTGAAGCTTAACAAAGATGAAGACCAACTATTTGTAAAGTCTAACTTGACTGAACTCTTACAAGAAGAAGTACATGAAGCTGGATTACGATGGCGCTTGTCCTGCCTGAACGAAAGCATCGGAGAACTAAGAGGTGGTAGCCTTGGTCACGTATTTGCTAGAGTCGATACAGGTAAGACATCGTTTATTGTATCAGAAGTTTCTAACTTTGCATCACAGTTAAAGGATGATGAGGTTATACTTTGGTGTAACAACGAAGAGAAAGGCAAGCGTGTTCTCTTTCGTATCTATCAGTCAGTGCTTAAGTGCAATAAGACTGATCTCATAAACTATCCTACTGATGCAGAAGAAGAGTTCACCAAATTAGGTGGACACAAAATAAAAATCTATGACCAAGCTATCATTACCGTTGAAGATATTGAACAGTTGATGAAGACATATAACGTGCGTCTCTTGGTTATTGACCAAGGTGACAAGGTTCGTTTCTCTGGTGACAGAGATATGTCAACTGTCGATAGACTTAAAGCTGTGTACGGTAAGTTCCGTGAACTCGCTAAGTCATACGACTGTGATGTTATTGCTGTTGGTCAGGCGTCAGCTTCAGCCGAAGGGTTGAAATGGTTGAAAACTTCTGACATGGACAACAGCAAGACCGGCAAGCCCGGTGAGCTTGACTATGCAATTGGGATAGGAAAATCATTTGATGATGTTGACAATCCTGTTTGCAGTATTAGATATATATCTCTGTGTAAGAACAAGATGAATGAAGGTAAGCATGGCAGATATGAAGTAGTGTTCAACGCTTCATGTGCCCTGTATACTGACAAGGCATCAGGTAGCTTCTCCGAAGTGTCGAAGTCCGACGACCAGTCTCCCCAAGGTTCTGGCTCACCTGAGATCAAGTCCACCTTCAAGTCACTCTTGTCTGAGATATATGGGAACCCTAACATGGAACAGAAGTAAACATGTCCGTATTCACTAACAAGGTTATTGCTCAGGCTGATATCGCCCTTGAAGAATTTGTTGCTAAGCTGGAACAGGAAACTGGTCTTGCTCTGCGCGATCTCTCCCTCGTCGATATGTTGACTGCGCTTAAAGACTATACGAAAGCTGAGGCAGCAAATAACGTAACCACGATGTCTCTCTCGCTTGATGAGCCTACCGTGACGACCGAAGCTAAGTCGAGTAAGTAGTATGTCTTACTGTACCATCGACATCGAATGTTCTAAAGCACCGAAGCACATGCCTTGGACAATAGGCTCGTATCTGTGCTCTGTTGGAATCGAACGCCAAGATGGTACCTCAACTGTGTGGTTCTTCAATCCGAATGATAGACCACATGAAGAACTTCTTGCTGAAATCCAACAAGAGATTGACAGCGTTGACTTCTTGATTGGACACAACATTAAGTTCGACTTGAACTGGTTGAAGTGGATTGGTTTGAATGTCAAGGACAAGCCAGTCTGGTGTACGATGGTAGCTGACTATCTCATAAATGGTCAGCGTAAACTTGAGTATAGTTTGAATGCTGTTGCCAAACGCTATGGCTTAGGGCATAAGCTCGATGCTATGACTATGTATTGGCAAGCTGGATACGAGACGGATGAGATTCCGTTGGAGATTCATGAAGACTATCTCAAGCAGGACGTACATCTTACACATGACGTGTTCAAGAAACAACTCCCGCTCATTGAGCGTGCAAGCCTTGGCAAGATAACGGAACTTTCTTTCCGTCTAACCCAGATCCTTTCTGACATGGAAGTATCTGGTGCAGCCTTCGACAAAGAAGAAGCTATTGCTTACTGTAACCAAACGCGTGAACAGGTTAAAGCAATGGACAAGACGCTGGTCGATCTGGCTGGTATTGACTTTACTCCCTCCTCTGCTTCACAACTCAGTGCTGTTTTATTTGGTGGTTCTTGGAAGAAAGAAGTTCCTGAACTTGTAGCTCGTCAGCTAAAGAGCGGTAAGTTTAAGATCACCACACGCAAGACTAAGATTGAGATTCCTATCAAGGGACTTGGCTTTAAAGTTCCAGACGGCTGCTTGTCTAAGAAGACCGGCTTGCCATCAACTGATAAGAACACACTTGATTTGTTAAAGTCTCGTGATAAACGCTCTGAGTCCTTCCTTCAAACACTACGAGATCAGAAGAAACTGATGAAAGTAGTGTCCTCAATTGCTGGTTCTAAAGAAGAGAAAGAGGCAGGATTGATTGCTGTCATCGGTAAAGACGACAGGCTTCATCCTTCCTTTAACCAGTGCATCACACGTACAGGTAGACTCTCTTCTTCAAATCCTAACGGGCAGAACTTTCCCCGTAATGGTACCAGCCCCATCAAAACATTCTTTAAAAGCAAACAAGGGGTTATTGTAAACATTGACTTAGCTCAGATTGAATGGCGTATAGCTGCTGAGTTAAGCCGAGATCCAGTTATGCTTCATGAATTGAATGAAGGTCTGGACATTCATTCTGATAATGCTTTACGTTTCTTCGGTGCAGACAAGTATCCACGAGATTCAGCAGAGTTTAAAAGACTTCGTACTACTGCAAAAACAATGTCGTTCCGTCTTTTGTACGGTGGTTCAGCCTCTGGATTCTATAGAGATCAACGGATGCCTGACTACAGTTTAAAGAAATGGAAAGAAATTGTTACAGCTTTCTACCAAAAGTACCAAGGACTTAAGAAGTGGCAAGACACAAACGTGCAACTTGCTAAGTCACAAGGGTATCTTCGTAATCCATCTGGACGTGTACTTACGTTTGATAACATGATGGGCTATGATGGTGTAGAAACTGTTGATGAAAAGCAAGTGTCAAACTACCCGGTACAATCTGGGTCAACTGACATTATGTATTTGCTTATGTGGAAGTTGCTTACACGTACACAAGAATATAAACTTCTTGCTAAGTTTATTCTTCAAGTGCATGACTCTATGGTATTTGATTCTCCCATCGAAGAAGCAGAGACGTTATGTCGTGAAGCTCTCAAACTGATACACAGTCTTCCTCAACTTGCTAAAGAATACTTTGGTTGGGATATTGTGGTACCCTTGACAGGAGACTGTGAAATAGGGTATGACTATGGTAACATGAAAGCGATCAAGGAAGAAGAGATGGATAAGATCTTCGCAGATCTTCCTGCCTTCCTCTCTTGACAAATCTTCTTTCGTGTTTATCTTTCTTTTATACGCGCGTGAAAACATAGGAAAAGTCCATGTGGTTTATTTTCGATAGCATCGAACTGAAACATGATCTGGTGTCAAGGGCTGGTCGTACCTTTACTGGTTACGTACTCAAAGGAGAACGCAAGGGATATGATAAAGATCCCAACACTCCTTATGAAAAGATTCTCTTTGAGAACACTGCTACCACAGTAATCGAGAAGGGTATCGAACGTCCTAACTGTTCTATTGTACAGTTCTTCCAGAAGGCATGTTCTCCGGGTGACATTGTCATCATGAAGTTCGTTCGCAGAGGTGGTAATATGTGGGACATTGCTTCCGTTGAAAAGCTCGGTGAGAGCAGAGATCTTCCCACATATGAACCGTTGACAGAAGAGCAAGAAAAAGCTCTCAAGTCGCAAGGCGTTGAAGGTAGCGAGGCCGCGTTGGCTGCTACCGGTGGAACTCCTGCTTGGGTAAGATAAGTTAGCTTAACTCAAAAGAGGCCAGTCTATTGATGTGAATATGTAACTTGACAACATATACATCATATACTGGCCTTTTCTTTTTAGGAGTGTTATGTACACAAACAAGTATCGTCTGCCCAAAGCATTTGAGGACGCCCTTCAACCTCAACCTTATGACCCTGTTGGTGCATCAGACTACAGTGCCACGTCACTGATTGATAGTCCACGTTATGTGCAGCTCTACAAGAGACACAAGCATGAGATTGTCGAAGACCTGATGGATCAATGGTATGTCTGGAGAGGTAACGCAGTACATCATGAGATGGAATCAGCTCTTTCAAAGAATCCAAAGTATCTGGTCGAACGTAAAGTCACACGCTTTGACAAGCCTGATGAAGGCGATGAGTCAACATACAGACGGGTCGTCGCAAAGTTTGACTTGTATGATAAAGAGACACAAACTCTTTCCGACTGGAAAACTTGCTCCGCGTATATGCACGGAAGCACTGGTAAGAAAGAATGGATTGACCAGCTCAACATCAATGCGTACTTCCTTGAGAAGGAGGGGTATCCTGTAAAGGATGTTGCCATCAACGCCATCTATATGGATTGGAGACCTCAATCTGGACGGTACAAAGATGACAAGTATCCCGACTTACCTTTCAACGAATTCAGGTTCCGCGTGCTGCCTCTTGAAGAGCGCGAGTCCTACTACAAGGAACGCCTTCGTCTACACGTGGAGGCCGAATCCTGTAGCGATGACATGCTGCCAGTATGCACTCCGGACGAATGCTGGGAGAAGCCTGCTAAGTATGCCGTTTACAAGGTAGGAGCAGCGAAGGCCACAAAACTTTGTGACACTCGTGAAGAAGCAGATGAGTACATTCGCCACAAGAGACTTGGCTCTGAGTACAAAGTTGAGTTTCGACCGGGTGAGAGAACCAGATGTGAGAAATATTGTCCAGTCAAAAACTGGTGCAACCAATATGCAGAATACAAAAAGCAAAACATGGGGAGCTAGACGTAAAGGTCTTACTCTTTTATTTCTTTCTCTGGCACTCAGCTTCTTCCCTTTGTCCTATAGTTTTATTTCACGCACAGTAGGTATGCACCGCAATGTGTTGTATGATATCATGAGGCAAGTACCTTTGCTGTCTACACAGCAAGAGATGCATAAGCAAGCTGCTATCAAAAGTACTACATTTTGTGGTCTACAAAATCCTAGATACAAACTTGATGGTGTATCTTCCATAAGAGGTTATAAGGCGGTTCGTCCACCTTCATGGTACACAGGGTATGTATCAAGAGGTTTTGTTAGAGAGCATATCCTCCTGGTGTGTGAGAAGTTTGGTTGGACACAGCTACCAAAAGGATATGAAGTTCATCACATTGATATGAACAAGCTAAATAATGACATAAACAATCTAGCTGTTCTTACAAAAAGTGAACATGCTAAAGTGCACAACCAATACAAGGAGTGGAAAGATGCTCAAGGTAAGATATAACCCTAAGTGGTGTGAAGACTCGCCCATCGAGTACGCAATTAGATACACTGATGAGCAGTTCTCTGAGCTGTCTAAGGTGTGGGCTGATCTAGGACTTGAACTTCTTGTACACAAGCAGGAAGTCGATCCTATGATTGACATCATACAAAGGGACGAAGACGGCCTTATCGTTTACGCTATGACTATCCGCGTTGGCGATTGGTTTACGGTCGATCCTGCGGATAACGAATGGTACGTTGTTCCTAACAAGGAGTTTACAGAAAGATACCTTGTCGTTGAAGAGGAGGCATCTCGTGTACAAGCTTGATTCAACTTGGGAGGTTCTTTAAGGAGGTGATTGTGTAGTGATTAGATATGAATTGAAGATACCTGCCATCGTTACATATAGAGACAAGGGTATTGTCGATGTGCAACTTCGGTCTGGTATCAAGGTTACTTTGAAGGAAGACGACTTCGTTCGTTGCTTCAAGGTTATGAAGGATATCTCAACTGTAGAGGACTAATGCTTGACTACACCACAATGGCTTCTTGCTTTGAATCAGTTTCTCAATGCTTTGTTTGGAGGTAACTCGTACACGACTCTGTCTACTCGTGCGTACATGGCACGTAGAGATGGTGGATGGAAGTGGCCTGCAAACATTCTTGATACTCTGATGTTCTGGCATAAGAAGTATGGAGGACATTGTAAGTATGCGTACTGGACTGACATGTGCAGATGGTATAACTTGCGTGTGTCTGAAGGCAAAGAACTTGGTAAAGTCAACGTACCACAAACCGACGAGTGGGTGTAATATGAATAAGCTTGAGCCGATGACTGTTGTGAAGCATTTCAAGAACAATCAGTATCTCGTACTTGGGGTTGCTAAAGATGTGAATCATGATACAAATGAATTCGTTATTTATCGTCCCCTTGATGGAGATCGCCAGCTGTTCGCTAGACCTGTCGCTGAGTTCTTGTCTGATGTAGATAAGGAGAAGTATCCTGATGTGCAACAGAAGGAACGGTTTGAGTACGTAGCTCCTCTTAAAGATATCCTAACAGCGAAGGCAACTGCATAGTGCTTAACTTTTACAGGTGGGGTAGCTAAGGTTACCTCACCTATTAAGGAGCAGTTATGAAAGCAGACGTAATTCTTAGACTGGAAACAAGAAGCGAACCTGTCATAGAAGAAATAGCTTACGTTCATGCTGTTATCTTGGGTCGTTCTGGTCTTGAAGAGTTTAATAAACTCGAACAGACAGACTGGGTGCGATACACTATTCAAACTGTGGATGTGATAGAATGATTAAGAAATTCATTGGGACTATCTGGCGGTGTGTGGCTAATGTGTACTGGGGTATGATGGTTGTGTTTAACCTTCCTCTCTTTCTCGTGGACATTGCTATCCGCGTAAAGACTAGCACGATGGAAGACATCCAGCGTACCATCCAGATGCTTGAACAAAACATTCAAGACATTGCAAAGGCAGGTATCTAATATGGATTATCCTAGCTCGCTCAGCGTGTTCGGTCACGACGTAAGCGTAAAAGTTTTCAGTGACCCTATCGAGGTAGTGGAGGGCGGTCAGCAGACTGATGTTGTGCTTGCACAATATGATCCTCAGACGACTACCATTTCTCTGATGCATGTCCCGGACAAGCCGGGCATCGGTGGCAGTAACTTCGTTCATGAAGTCATCGAAGCCATTGATGTGCACGGAGACTTGAAGTTGAACCATACACAAATTTCCACACTAGCGTCTGGTTTGTATCAGGCGTTTGTGTCTGGGGAGGTAAACTTTGGACGAGCCAGTTATGAAACTGTGCCCGCTGGAAAACGGGAGTACATGCCAAGTATGTTCCAGTAAACATCTTGACATATACAAAACGATGAGCGGGATGTTCTTTGTTAAATGTTTTGGTTGTGGTTATGAATCTCCTCTTGTGGATACTGCTCAGCTGGCTAAGGTTATCTGGTTGCCTTAACAGAGGTAGTGTGCATATGTGAGATCTATAAAATCAACCTATAACAAGACAAGGTTTGCTTCTAAGTTTGAAGCAGAACTTGCTAAAAAGTTCGACGAGCTTGGTATCAAGTGGGAGTATGAACCTTGTCGTATTCCTTGGCAGCCCGCTGTACGATATTATAAACCTGACTTTAAGGTTACACTTCCAGACGGTGAGGAGTTCTTTGTCGAAGCAAAGGGATACTTTGATCCCTCTATGCGAAGTAAGATGGCTCAGATTCGTGAGCAACATCCAGACTTAGATATACGCTTCGTCTTCATGCTTGAAGATAAAGTTATCTCTCGGTCTACAAAGAACCCCACCACGTACAAAACGTGGGCTAAACGACACGGCTACTCGTGTTGGAAGCCTGATACCTTAGCTGAGAGTAATAGTACTAATGTCGAACGAAAGACTGATAGAACAGGCAAACATGGAAGCACTCGAAGAAGTAAAGGAAGCCATCAAGGACGCGCATAAACGCCACCCTGAGACACATCCGTCTATCGAGCATTCTGCTTGGATTCTCAAAGAAGAGATGGCCGAGCTGAAACATGAGCTTTACAAACCGGAGAGATGGCGTGACACTACTGCGATTTGTGAGGAAGCCTGTCAGGTTGCTGCTTCTGCTATCCGCCTGATTGCTGATATGAAAGTCCGTAAGATGGAAGGATATAAGGAGCACGAACATTACCGTCACGCAGCATAAGCTGAGGTAATCTATGGGAGTCATGTGTTGGCTCAAAGATCACAACTGGGAAAGCACTGAAGTGTGGACTGGCACTGCGTATGACATCATCCGTATTGAAGTCGAACAGTTCAAGTGCTCTCGTTGTGGTAAGACAAAGAAGTCTGTCCGAGTGTTTGGTAAGTTGAGTAAGAAAGTAGCAGAAGATATTGTTGACAATTCCACAGGAGTAGTTAATGATAGATATGTGAAAGAAACTTCACCTGATGAAGTTATTACTCTTACTGATACAAAGGAAGACAAATGCAAGAAGGCAGCGTAAAAGCATATAGTACCGCTCTTCTTTATGCACTGACAGCTAACGGCAAGACAATGACGTGGCAAGCTCATGCGTATGAAAACGAAGACGGTACAGCCAGCATACTTATTCAGTCTGGTTACGAAGGTGGTACTCTTAAGAAGACTACGCGTTCCTATGATTGTGGTAAGAATGCTGGCAAGAAGAATGCTACGACTGCGCTACAACAAGCTGTAAATGAAACTAAGTCTAGGTTCAAGAAGCAGCTTGATAAGGGATACAGGGAGAGTAAGGCCGAGCTGTCTGCTCTCCCTATTCGTCCTATGCTAGCTCAGTCTTATATAGATCATCAAAACAAAGTCAGTGACGACACGATCTATATCTGTCAACCCAAGCTCAACGGTGTACGTTGTACAGTTCAAAGACATGGTGACAAGATAACCTTCCTGTCAAGAACAGGTAAGGTATACGATGTCTTGTATCACCATAATAAACTCTGCAAAGAGTTGTTTGAAGTTATGCCTGATGGGTGTGCATGGGACGGTGAGATCTACTGTCATGGTATGCCACTGCAAGATATAGTGTCTGCTGTCAAAGCATACAGTCCTGCCACAAACAAGTTGCAGTACTGGGTGTACGACACTATCAGTGAAGAACTTCAGTTTGAACGCATTGCACGTTACCGTGCTTTGCTTGCAGATAAAGATCTTAAAAAAGTTGTGGCTTGCCCTATTGACTATGTCAAAGGAATAGTTAATATAAAGAAGAAACAAGAAGACTATCTTGCAGAAGGATATGAAGGACTGATGCTGCGTAAGTACAGTGCTAAGTATCGGCAAGGTGTTAGGTCTTATGATCTTCTGAAGTATAAAAACTTTAGAGACACTGAGTACAAAGTCACAGGGTTCTCAGCAGACGTAGATAAATGTATTATCTTTGAGTTCTTTAACAAAGGTAAACCTTTCTCTTCTGTTCCATGCTGGACAAAAGCACAACGACAAGAAGCATATCGGAGGGGTTGTTTAGACTTCAATACTTGGATAGGTAAGAAGGCAACAGTACGTTGCTCTGACTTCTCTAAGGATGGAACCCCCATCGGAAACCCCGTAGTCACAGCCATAAGGGATTATGAGTGAGCTTCTTCGATATGATTAACAAGGCACTTAAACATTCTGATGAGGTTCCAATTCCTTCTCGTAGGAAGGACGATCCTTACTGGGGTACATTGCCAAGGATGTGTCGTCAGTGCACAAACAGAGAGGAAACAACACCTCCAGCATCCTTGAAGAAAGCAGGAGTTAAACCCTGCCAGTTCTGCAAGGTGTTTGAGAAAGCTTGCTACATTGCGTCGACAGTGTGCCGTCGTGTTGCAGAGCCTCTTAACTTTAAGGTAAATAAAAAATGAAAGACACAAAGTATTTCAAGGCAAAAGAATTTCAGTGTAAGTGTGGGTGTAACACAAACGAGATGAACCAAGAGTTTGTGGATAAGCTTACCCTTGCACGCGAAATCGCCGGTATTCCTTTCGTCATTACTTCTGGATACCGTTGTCCTGCACACAACAAGGCTGTTGGTGGTGTAGCTGGTTCATCCCATACAACTGGATACGCTGCTGATATCAGTGCGGCTACTGGTGAACAGAAGTTCAAGATTGTTCAGGCTCTTATTACAGCAGGCTTTACTCGTGTTGGTATCGCTAAGTCTTTCATCCATGTGGATAGCGATCCCAAGAAGCCGAGTCCGACTATTTGGTTGTACTAGGAGCTGACATGAAGTTCCGTGCTCGTTACCGTGGTAAAGGAGCCAACGGAAAGTATGTCACAACTCAGATGTTTATCAACGCAACAAACGAAGTTGAAGCTAAGGAAGAAGCAAACAAGCGTATTCCAGAAGTGGTCAAGCGTTTGACTGAGCGTGAAGGACAGGATGTTGGACATGTTGTCTGTTGGAAGATTGAACCTCATGAACAAAAGAAAAGAAAGGAAGAAATGTATGTCGGTTAATAAAGAAGCTGTGTTGGAAGAAGTGCGTGCTCAGTTGGCTGTTGAGAACTGGGTGAAAGATGTAGCTAAGGAGAATGAAGCCAGTGACGAATACAGTCCTCGTTCTAATCGTCTTCTTCTTTGGGACTGTTTTGCTGATGAAGTAGGCAGACACGTTGAAGAGTACACTGTTCCTCAGTACGGTGACTTCCCTGATGACAATGTTGCCTCTTGGTCTGCTGATGACTGTATCAAGCAGATTCAGAAGTATGTGAACCGTATGGATTCTAACTCTCGTGGTGAGCTTGAAGCTACGCGTGACCTGCTCAAGATTGCACACTATGCTTCTCTTGTGTGGTGCAAGCGTCTTGGCTTTGAAGAAGCTCTTGCGGAAGTAAGGAAGGAACAGGAAGGACAGCCTGAAGTTCAGGAAGAGGTGCAGAATGGGTAAGGTATACTTCGTCTTCCAAGAAGAGTCTATTCTTGGTCTGCTTAAGAACTATGCAGCAGCTGGTAAGTTTGGCTTGCAGGACGTTGAGTACCTGCAGGTGAAAGACAATGCAGACTACAGTGAGAAAGGTTCTGTCATCACAAAGGATGACGCTGTAGTCTATGTTGACTTTCAGCCTGACTGTGAACGTGCTCGCATTATTGCACACGAGCTTAAGTGTCCTATCCGTTGGTGTGATGAAGCTGGTCTTAAGATGATTGATGTTAAACAGATCTTTAGGCTTGACCAACAAGCAGCTCAAGCTGCTGTGGAAGCTGACGTTGATGCACCTTTTGCAGCAGGAGTAGAATTTAATGCCTAGTACGTATGTCTTTTATCATGAAGATGCTGACGGGCATTGTGCTGCTGCTGTCTTCAAGTATTCTTGTGAACAGAGCGACCAGAACGAAGAGCTTGACCTTCGCTCCATTAACTACGGGTATGACTCTAACAAGATGTTCGGTGATCTCGAAACTGGTGCTCGGCTTGTGTTCCTTGACTTCTGTCCTACTGAAGAAGACCTTAAGGCTCTTCATGACAAAGGCTTTCCTATTGTAGTTGTTGACCACCACAAGTCTTCTGTGTGGGCTAAGGAGTACGATACGACAGGTACAGACACTAAGCCTTACATCCGTGTGTATCACAGTATCTATCAGTCTGGTTGTGAGATTACTTGGGGAACCTTTATGGGTGAAGCCAAGATGCCTCCTGCTGTGTGGATGACTGGTAGGTACGATGTGTGGGATCATCAGGCAGACGAACGCATTGTTCCTTTCATCACAGGTATGAAGCTCATCATCACCGACCCTGCTACGGAAGATGGTTATGAGTTCTGGAAAGCGTGCTTTAAAACTATCGACACTCTTCCTGCAGATGCACCTGACGAAGAACGTGCTAAGCGTATGAAGTGGGATGTAGTCCTGCAACTTATCAACATGGGTAATGTTGCACATATGTATCGCCTTGGCCTTGCTGAGGAACGTGAACGTAATGTGCACGACATGGTGATTGAAGGCAAGAAGTTCCTTATGGTGAACTCAAAGCTTTCTGATAGCTATGACTTCCCTATGCAGAAGCTTGATGATAGTTACTTTGGCTTTGGCTGGTACTACTGGGACGGAAAGGAATGGCACTTCAGTATGCGCTCTGAAGGTGATAACGACCTTACTACCGTTGCTGGTATCCGTGGTCATAAGAATGCAGCAGGCTTTACGATGTATGGTTTCCAAGACCCTAGCATCTATCTGAAGGCTGCTCATGAAAGTAATTGATCCTTCTGTCATAGTCTCTTTGCAATCTGCTCCACACTTCATCATGCAAACGATTGAAGACGCTGGACGTACCTGTTATAAATCGGAGGACAAAATCAATGCAACTTCCCATGTGGCTTTCATCGAGCGACTTGTTCGTCGAGGGCATGAAGCTATGCTCGAACACGGGTACGCTACTGCACACTTTCGGATTGACCGTGGTATCTCTCATGAACTGGTGCGTCACCGCCTTGCGAGTTTCGCTCAAGAAAGTACTCGATATTGCAACTATAAGGATAAGGACATTGAGTTTGTAAAGCCCAGTACTGAACTGGACGTTGACTCGATGAATGCGTGGGGTTGGCACATGCAAGAATGTGAGGTTGTGTATAACAATCTTATTAAAGCTGGCTATTCTCCACAAGTAGCTCGTGCTGTGTTGCCTAACTCCTTAGCTACTGACCTTGTAGTAACAGCTAACCTTCGAGAGTGGAGAACTATCCTTAAACTTAGGTGTGCAAAGGATGCTCATCCAGACATGCGGTACATTATGCTACGGCTGCTGAGTGACATGCACAAACTCTTTCCACCTGTGTTTGAAGATATCTATCAGCTTTACAAGGAGGAAGTAGATGCGCTTGCTAGAGATCTTGTATACGTTCTTCCACACACGGAAGAAAGTGGAACAGACGCATGAGACATGCCATTGGTGTAAAGACTATCCTTACTGGGATTGTTGCAATGCTTGGCGTGACTATGAAGACTACTGCTCCACATGTAAAAACTTTAAACCTGCAACTAACGAGGATATAGAACATGACTAAGTTTGAAATCAAGGCTACCTGTAATGGCAAGGACTACAACATTGACTTTGAAGTTCCGAAGGATATCAAGCAGGAAGACTGGGATCAGTTCTCCAAGCTGTTGAAGATGGCTTGCCAGCAAATGGGTAAGTAACCCTTGACAAACTTCTAATAAGTCTTATACTCTTATAAGACACATCGTGTTACCTTAAACGTAGTTGTTAGCTACGTCAGAGACAGGTGGACTTTATCTCCTTGGCTACCTGTCTCTGTCCTAACGCTTAACTAACTAGAAGGTTGAACATGATGGAACAAGGCTCTCTTGCGGATCTCCTTACTCTTGCTAAGTCTGGTGACGACAACAAGCTCGCTGAAATGATGGCTATGAACGGCGGTGCTATGGGTGGTCAGCAGTGGATGTGGTAGATCCTGATTATCTTGTTTGCTTTCGGAGGGTTCGGGAACGGTATGTTTGGTAATCGTGGTGGGGCTGCTATGCCCAATAGTGCTGCGACTTCTGATACGTTCCAGATTATGGATCGTCTGAACTCGCTTGGTAACGGGATGTGTGATACTACATTCTCTCTGAACAACAGTATTCGTGACGCCCGTGACGCTGCCTCGAAGTGTTGCTGCGAAACCAATCTGAACATCGAACGTTCTACGAATGCTGCTCAGCGTGCCACTGACGCGCTGTCTCACCAGCTTTCCGATTGCTGCTGCCAGACGCAGCTCCGTATGCAGGATCTTGCTACTGGTATTCGGGAACAGGCTACGGCCAATCAGTTCCAGAACCAGCAGGAATTCTGTGACATCAAGACCCGCATGGCCGCCAACCATTGTGAAACGCTTGCTGCCATTCAGGCTAATCAGGCGGCGATCATTGGTTACATGACTCAGGAAAAGATCAGTGGGCTGGAACGTGAGAACGCTGCGCTTACGATGCAGCTGTCTCAGAATGCTCAGACCCGTGCTATCATTGAAGCACTGTCTAAGACTTCTACTACCACGCCTGCTGCCTAGTAGTTAAAGCATAGCTTGATAGTTTGGGGGAGCTACGGTTCCCCCTTTCTTATAAGGACTAAACATGTTCGGTGTTCCTTCAATCGAAGAACGTATTAAGAAAGCTCAACATAATGTTGACGTATATAAAAGTGAGCTTGATAGAGCGGTTCATAATGTTGAACGCTATCAAGTTTGCTTGAATAAAGCCATGTCTCGGGTAGGGGAGCTTTCCCTGCTGAAAGACGTGCGGGATGGCAAGCTCCTCGTACTCGATCTTGAGAGTATGGAACCTGCCCGCATCGCATTCCTCTAAGGGAGGTACGTATGGCCTGTGGTGGTAAGAAAAAGAAGAAAAAGGGACGCTAGGTCTTGACAACTCTTCGTTAATGATTATCTTATAATCAAGAGCGACAGTTGCGTGGACTGGCTGTACTCTGGGAGTGACCCACTGGTTGCATACACACGCAGAAACCCCTTGCAGGAAAGATCAAGAACTGCAGGGGGTTTTCTATTAGAGGAGTTACGATGTCGAAACTTACTGCTCTCGCAGAATACGTCCATACGTGGGCACCTATAGCCACGCAGCTATTAGCTTCTGACAACGACGCTGTTAAAATGTACGGTGTTAAGATTCAGCAAGAAGTGGACGTTAAGAAACGTCAGCTTGAAGCAGAACTTGGAGAAGCTAAAGCTATTCTAGGTATGACTCTAGCAACACATCCTAGTCAACAGAAAGAAGTCAGCAACCCTGAACTAGTAGAGCATTCGACTATTCATGGTTGTACAGAAACACAAGTTAAAACAGAATGCACTATCGAACTGTAGATACAAAGAAACCCCCTTTGGGCCTTCGGGCTCTTAGGGGGTTTTTCTTTTGCCTAATTTTTATCTTCAGGCATATCAGCAAGTAGCTGTTTTATTTCATGCACACGTGAAACATTGACACCGTTCTTGAGGGACATGATCTCAGCAAACTTCTTGAAACCAAAGGCAGATGACACACAGATACCAAATGCTATCTGATACCAGTCAGGCATAGTAGCAAAGGTTTCAAACCCATGTGTTACCCAGTCTGCTGTCCACGGACACCAAGCAAGAATAAGTGGCATAGAGATAACTACTGTCCAGAACTCATCCTTCCATCCAGAGTTGTCGAGGGAGTCTTTCTCCCACGCAATATCTCCCACCACCCCAGACTTGTAGAGATCAATCTTAGCAGCAGCTCTCGCCTTAGCTACTTCGATCTTACTCTGCAACTCTACCTCTTTGAGTTTTTGCCTACTCGTGAACCATCCCACAACACCGGAAACAAGTGCTTCAACAGGCTTAGCGATTATGTCTAGCATAGTTAATCTCTATAGTCAAGACCTGACTGCTTAGCCACACGAGTAAGTTCCTTCATCAAAAATTCTCTGCGCTTCTGCAGCTTTTCCTTTTCTTCGTAGAACTTAGTACCCGTAGACTTGTTGTTCTTTTCATTCAACTTCTCAAGCTTGCGTACACTATTCAAGCGAGCATTGATAGAATCATATCTACCCTTGAGCTGCTGAATAGTTCTGTTCTTGTTTCTAATCTCAGTACGTTCATCAGGAGAAAGAGTTGTATCCTTCTGTGCAAGCTCAAGTTCATTCAAGCCAGTCTGCATCTTATTCCGAATCTTGCTGTACTCATTAAGTGTATCACCATAACCAACCTTACCGAAGAAAGAGTTAGCAATAGGTACATTCTTCAACTCAATAGGAGCACCAGTAACAGGAGAAGTCAACATGCCGAGAGCCTGTGTAACTACTCTACCAAGGCCACCCATGTACGATTCAGTAAGATGCTGGATGGTTTCAGGAGACACATCAATCCAACCCTTTTCAACCTTAGACCCAAATGTCCAAGAGTTCAGTGTCTCTGCCACAGCACGACACCACATAGGATTAGTACCCCAGTACTTCTGACTGTCAGGTACTTCACCCTTAAAGCTGTGTGTACTTTCAGGCATAAGAGCATAACCAAAGCTGTTCTGGTTGGCTACTACTTCACCGATAGGACGGAAGATAGTAGGCAAGAAGTTCAACATGGAAGCTCCACCAGTAGGATTGAAGTTATCAAATGAAGCACCAAAGATTTTAGCAGCAGCAGAGGAAGGCTTGGTGCGTCCGCTGATTACACCTTCCATTGCATTTGCAGCTACCCAAAAGATATTATAACCATAAGGCAATGGGATCTTTACATATCCACCATCACCAAAAGGTGCAGGTATAATAAAGTTACTGTCCTTGATATAGTCAGGAATCTTATCATACTTACTTACACCATCGTCATCATCACCCATAAGCCACCTACATAGTAGTGCATGTGGAATACCACAAGCTACTGAGTAAGCCATGAAAGCAGCAGTTCTCTTTGCGTTGTTTGCAAAGCTATCTCCACGCCTCCAGAGGTTACGCAAGATACGCACGTTACCACCGATGTTAGCAGAAGAGAATGCCCACAGACTGTTGAAGAGAGGAGCCCACGAACCCTTACGAGTAAAGTTAACTGTGATCTCCAGAGCTTCGTTAGCTGCACGTTGATGTGCAGTATCCATCATCTCTTGCATCTGTTGAGCAGACCAACCATTACGCTTAGCTTCCTGAGCAATATGATTGTCAAACTCTTGTGTCAAAGCAACGAACACAGAGAACCGAGTAGCATTTTCAGATACGTCAGAGATAGTATCCAGATACTTAAGAGCACCGTCAAGAGTCTTACGAAGGTTACCCTTCTGCTTTGACAGTTCACGTACATCCTTGTACATAGTCTTGTAGTCGTTAGCAAGGAACATACGAGTATGCCCACCAAAGTCTACAAAGTTCTTGTACATTTCCTTAAGGTACGCTGCATCCTTACCAGTATATTCCTTACCATTCATCTCTGACCAGAGGAACTTAACCATGCGGAAAGAGGTAGCATCCTTAATGATACGCTGACGAATGTTGTTCTCTTTGCCAAGCAAGTTGTTTGCCTGTGCCTCAGAGATTACATTACCTACGTTAAAGATAGCAGTCTGAATATCACGAGGATAGTTCTTGATAGCGAACACAGGGTTATACGTAGTCAACAAAGCAGAGAACTTCTGAGTCATCTTACGAATGAAGTTAATGACTGCACCTGTTTCAACAGTGTTCTCGTTACGCAAAGCAGCAGCAAGAGCTACGTCCTTAATAGCAATACGAACACGGTTACCCTTATCATCAATCACGTTGATGAACTTGTGCCCTTCACCCTCAAGACCATGTGACTTCCTCACATAGTAAAGAGTACCATCCCCCTTCTCAGACATACGGAAGTATGGCTGTCCCTTCTCATTCTTATCCGTAGCGATTTCCCACAGGTCTTCGTTAGGAACTTCTCGAACGAGGTTAAGCAGACGACGAGACACATCGTTTTTCTCACCGATGTTTACAGTATCCATGATCTGCAACATCAAGTGTGTAGAAGGACTTTCTGCAAGACCTTCCCGCCCCTTCGCCTTCTTCAACAACTCCCGACCACCAACAGAAATACCAGCCTTTGATCTCTTGTGTGCATAATCAGGGTCGAGATCGTCAACGAACTCTTCCCAGTTCTTTAACGGGACGTAGTGCTTATAGGTAGCACGGAGCTTATCAGTAAGAGTCTTAGGTACAATACGATACTTGTCCAGCATGTCCAGATGGTATCTACCAAGTTGGTCAAACTGTGCAGCAATCTCATTCATACCCGGCACATCAGAGTACTTGTCAATGATAGCCTGTGCCTGCTGGTCAGAAAGACCAGAAGGAGACTCTAACGTATTCTTACCACGGTACCGCCTGTTGACTTCAGCGTTACGTTCCAGTGCATGTCGAGCCAGAAGGAACTCATCAAGGGCAGACCAAGTAGCATTCACTCTGTCCTGCTCAGTAACCTTACGACCAGCCTTACGCAGGTCATCAAGAGCTTCCTTTACAGCAGGAATATCAAGCTTACCAATCTGTTCACAAAGCGGTGCAATCCGCTGATTCATAATATCAGTGCGAATGCTGTTAATTCTATTCACCATACCAGTCATATGACGGTAGATGTTTGTAGCAGGAGCGATAACATTCTTACCAATCGTATCCTTAATGTATCTTTGCACAATCTGAATACGACGGTACTTGTCATACATGCCTTCTACAAATCTTTCAAACCCAGTATGCGGAATGATCTTACCATCCATACCCACAGACTTACCAGTGTTCTTGATCTTAACCATACGGTCAGTCCATGTCTGCTGGTTCATCTGTGCACGCTTCCACTCTTCAAGATAGAGAGGAGGCATATCAGTGTAGGTAGTATCTTCATCCACCATGAAGCGAACTTCAGGAGAACTGTACGCAGGAGTAGTATGACTGATGTTATCACCTTCAAACAAACAATAGCTCTGGGCATTGTTATAGTTAAAGGTAGTACCAGCCACACCCAAATCTCTCAACATACTAGAGATCTGCTTAGTGTTGTTAGACTGAGACACAAGGTATTCGTATACATCCTGTCCAGTCACACGTTCAAGGTAACCCTTGTTCTTCATAAACTGAGTAAGTTCATTCTTATCAAGGAAGACACCGATGTCTTTACCCAAGAACTGAATATGCATACCATCCTGTGCAGGAATCTGCTGAGGAGGCATCTGCTTAAACAAACGATTAAGATGTTCTGCAACATATCTTTGTTCAGACAGAGGACGTTCCCAGTTCATGAACTGCTCAAAGGAAGGAGCATAGTTCTTATATACCTGTCCGGGAAGACCAGACTGCTTATTGTTGAATCTCTTGTAGTACTCAGCAAGCTTCATAGGATTAGAGAAGTAAGTTCCCCAACCATATGGAGCAGAGAAATCATCTGCACCTACAAGGTCAACACGTTCGTACTGAGGAGCAACATCATTCAAAGCTGTGCTCATGTACGTAGCACGACCCCAGATAGTGTAGTTAGAAGAAACACCTTGAGGCTTATTGCTGGCAAGGTTCTGTGCAGAAGCAGCAAGGACATCCTTAACATCAGCTTCAGTAACATAACCGTCTACACCAAACAACTTCTGATACAACTTACGAATAAACTTGTACAAGTCACGAATGACTGGAAGTCGTTCAAGCAAAGACTTAGGAGACTCACGTTCAGCTATCCAAGCAATGAACTCTTCTGTACGAACAAGGTCATTAGCGTTCTCGTATGCAGGACGCTGACGTTCAAACTCTTTCCACAGAGGAGTACCATAAGCATCACGATAGACAGCAGCCATGAACCCAGTAAACTGACGAGGGGTCATTATAGCACGCAGACCATAGTGAGCAACACCTTCGTGCATAAGCAGACGTACTGCTTGTGCCTTAGACTTTACTCGGTCAGCAAATACATAGATCTTCCCGTCGCAGTATACTGCCTGCGGGATAGCTTTCTTATCTGTGTTCTTAAAGGACAGATTAACCAAAGCATCATGTACAGCAGTAGGTACATTACTATCAGTAACAGAAGAACAAATAGATACAACATCCTTTAGACCGGGAAGCTGAGTCAACGTGTTCTTCATCCAGTCGTACACTTGCTGAGTAGCTTCAGCAGCAAGCTGGAAGTCTACTTCTTTTTCCTGCTGGGTGTACCGTTCAAAGGACTGGCGCTGTGTTTCAATGTTGTTACGAATCTGCTTAGACCGCTGCTCTTGCTTGTACATACGCTTGAGCTGTTCAGCTTCAAGATCTCGACGAGCTTGAGAAGTCTCTTGAGGAATAGCCTGACGTTCAGGGATGTTACCATCCAAAGCATTGTCATAGCTAGCCTTATCTTGAGCTACCTTAAGCTGTGCTTGGTATGCAGGAGAAGCTTCATATGCACGCTGCTGTTGTTCAGCAATCATGTTACGCATGTACTGGTCAGCAGCAACCCTATCAAGATCAACCTGATTGTTCAGAGCAGCAGCTTGTTCAAGAGCAACATTCTGCTGAAGAGCACCGTACCTTTGTGAGAAAGCATCAGCACTAGGTAGAGCAGCTTGCTGATTAGATGTGCCCATCTGCGCAGCTTGCCAGTCAGCAAAGTCTGCATCCCACGTATAGTTAGGATCGTTGGTCAGCTTAGCTGTACTACGCAAAGCACGTGCATTCTTAAGCAGAGCATCAATACGTTCTTGTGTTTCCTTATCTGAGAGATCCTTCAACTGCTTACGCAAGTCAAGTTCAAAAGGAACAGCAGGGTCAAGCCTATCTGCCTTAGCAAATAAGGCATCCATGTTCGTCTGAATCTCAGACAAGTCCTGTGAACGTGCAGCAGAACGAGCAAGGTTGACGGCAGATTTTCTAACTTCTGCCTTCAATCTATTTGTCTGTGCAAGTTCTTTGTCAATACGAGCAAGCTCACTTGTAACAAACTCATACTGGCGATCATTGTATGGAATAGCATTCTGCAGCAGGAGTTCAAGGAATACATTGTACTCACCCTTACGTGCCTGCAACTTAGACATATGTTCATCAGCACGATTGAGCTTACGCTGTACGTACTGCTGAGTATCTTGAATGCTGTTTATAATCTCAGTGTACTTGACTGGATCTTTCTTAAACAGAGCTTCTTGATACCTACGGTCATCAACAATCTGTTCAGCTGTAAGGTTAGTATCATAACCAAGATTCTTAAAGCGTTCTGTTACAGTTTCACGGAAAGCCTTGCGAGCCTTCTTATCAGACTCAGAGAGATCTTTCTCAAACTGTTGCTTACGCTGCTTGATATCTTCACGCTGTGCCTGAGCAAGACGTGCAAGCTGAGCAGCATACTTCTGCTGGTCACGTTCAAGCTTCTTAACATACGCATCCTTTGCTTCTTGCGTAGCAAGTAGAGCATACTTAGGAGACGTACCTGCACGAGCAGTAGTCAACTCATCCTTTGTCTTACGCAAAGCATTGACAATAGGATTACGAGCACGAGCAAAAGATTCTTCAGAAGCAGCTACAGCCTTCTGTGCTTCTACACGAATAGCATCACGCATGATGCCTTCACCCTTAGAAATCTGAGTGAAGGGATCAATCTTAGTTAGCTCTTCTTCAAACTTAGTCTGAAGTTCAAGAGGCGTCTGGTCTGGGTTAACATACGGAATGTCTGTCTTAGGTGAATGCTTGAACATGTCAACCATAACGCTAGCTCCACCAGAGGCAGAACCAACAAGAGCACCAGCAATACCAGCTTCCATCATACGGTCGAAGTCATCAGCAGTAAGCTGAGCACGTCCGTCCTGAATCATGCTGTTTACTGCACCCAACCATTCCTGTGTGTATTCTTCTGCACCTTCACCAATCATGGCCTTGGGCAGAGACAACGCAGAAGCCTTAAGCTTTTCCTTAAAGGAACGTTCAACAGAGTCAGGTACTTTAACACCAGTCATCTTACGAAGCAGCTGACTTTCACCGCCAAGCAGTGTAACAGCAGACTGCAAGATACCAGTACCAATATCCATGCCGGGATTAGAAGTAAGTAGCCCTCCCTCAGCATAGTTACCAGAGTAGTTCTCACCAGTGTTCAGTACAAACTCAGGAGCCATTGCACCAATCTGTGCACCAACAGTAGCGGTCACAGCTTTAGTAGCAGCAGCACGAGCCTCAGCTTCAGCAACACCAGAAGCTACAAGCTGAGCAGTCTTCTTTTCAATAGCACCAGACAAAGCACCAGCAAGTACCCTCTTACCCGCAGCAGCACCTACGCCACCACTAGCCAGAGACATACCTACATTCAACGTCTGTTCACCAAGAAGACTAGCAAAATAATCACCAAACTTCTGAATGCTGTCTACGTCTTTGTAAGATTCAACAGCAGCTTTCAGTTCAGGAGCTTGTGCTTCTTCTTGCTTCTGCTGTGCATAGAACATCAAGTCACCAGCAGTCTGTTCATGGCCCATAAGGTCAGCAAGAGCAGCACCACCAGCAGCAACAAGAGCTTGTGTCTGAGGAATAGAACGAAGGAAACCCTTTACATATTCACCATGTTCTGGCTTCGGTTCTTGATACTCAAACGGTTGAGAGTAACCACCATAAGCAGGCATCTCCTGCTCAAAGGAAGAGAACGTAGGCTGAGCACTTACGGCAGGAGCTGCCCTTCTCGGTGCACCACTACCTACAGGAACACTAGTCGTAAACTGCTGACGTGGGTACGCAGCCTGCTGAGCAAGAACGTCTTGCAATGGCCCCTGCTCAGTAAGACCGGGAACCATCACAACACTATAGGGCTGTACACCAGAAGAGATAGGTGCAGCCTGTGCAGCAGCATACGCTTGTGCTGCAGAAACATCCGTATTCAAAACACCATCCAGTGCCATAACTAGAATACCTTTCTTTGGCCCATATTTCGATTCTAAGGGCCTTTAATTAGTTAACGTATAAAACCATAAGCACGAGCTTGTTCAAGAGCTCTAGCCTGCCTTGCAGCCTCAGCAGCGGCAGCTGTCTGTGCCTGCTGATCTACGGAGAGTTGAACAGCACCAAGCTGCTGGCCTCCAAAGTTGAAGCCAAAGTTATTGTAAGGATTACCCTGAACACCAGAGAGACCAGTATTGAAAGTAAGAGCAGGAACACCAGCAGGCATACCCATAGCTTGGTCAAACAAACCTTGTGTATTCTGTGCAGTAGGAGAGTTACCGTACACTACTTGTTCATTGAACGCATAAGGAATTGTAGTACGAGGGCCAAGCCTACCTTGTATAGAAGTCATACCCGTGTACGTATTCAGAGCAGCAACTTCTTGTTCAGGAGTCATCTGAGGCAGGATAAGATTGTTCGTAGCAGAGTCAATCGTAGGAGCCTTACCAGTAGCAACGCTTACAGCTTGAGCCCACTTAGATCTATCAAGCTTCTCAATGTTCTCCATCTGAGCAGCACGTAGACGAGTATCAGCTTCAAGTTCAGCCTTGTACCTATCAGCACCAGCTTTAATACCAGCAGCTCCAAGAGTAGCATTAGCTCCCATAGAGGCAGCACCAAGCTGTGCGTTAGCACCGATGCCTGCAACATCAACAGCCTTCTTGTAGTCAAAGCCCTTCTCTTCACGCATCTTAGTCATTTCATAAGCGCGCTGTTGAGCAGTCTGCTGAGCTGCAACATTAGCTGCATAGGTCTGGTCAATTGTGTTACCAAGCTGCATCAACTTAGCAACACCATCCATACCCATAAGAGGCTGCTGTCTACCTACTTCCTTACCATCTTTATCGATGATGATAACTTCCTTAGTCGTAGGGTCAACAGTAACCTTACCATCAAAGTCACGGTATACAGTGTCTCTCAGTACGTTAGCAGTACCAGTAGGGTCACCGATAAGAATACGTTCACGGTTGTTAAGAATAGACTTCTTTGCAGACCGTGCTTGTTCATTAGCCTGATTCAAATATTCAGCAGCAGCTTCTTGTTCCTTAAGCTGTGCATCAAAGAGCTTACGTTCAGCGAGGAAGCGATCGTTGGTTTCTTTTTCCTTACGTTCGCTTTCCCACATCTGACGACCAGCATGTAGTGCAAGTCCGATAGAAGGCATTACACATTACCTCCAGTGAGATATTGCAGACCACGAGCAGCACCAGCCCAACTGTTCTGTGCCTGCTGATTATACATACCAGCAAGGTTAGCAGAACTACCACCAGCACTACCAAGACCAGAGAGAATAGAAGAGCTATTCACTGAAGGAGTAGCCTGATACGTTTGCAAAGAAGCACCCTTACGATAGTTAAGTGCCTGTGACTGACGAGACAGAGCAAGATCTTCAGCTTGACGAGAAGCCTGAGTTCTACCCATAGCTTCAGACAGTGCCTGCTGAGAACCCATGCGGTTCATATAGTTAGAAAAGGCACCAGAGTTAGCGTTGATACCAGCCATGCCCATAGCACGGGTATCCTGCTCACGCTGCTGTGCATAACCCGCAGCTACATCAGCAGTAGCCTGATTCATAAGCCTGTCACGAATGACATCTTCACCTTCAGTGAGCTTACGAATAACAGACTTCTCAGTATCTCTATAAAGAGGATCAAGTTCTCGCTGTTGCTGGATATCAGTAAGACCTCTGTCTACTGCGTACTGTGCTTGTGCTTGACCTAGAGGTCTAAGCGTTTGAAGATCTTCCATACTATACTGAATATTCAAATCTTCAAGAGGCCAGTACTTTTCTTTCTGTCTCTGCCAAGCTTCGGAAGCGTACTCGTCCTGTTTCTCGATAGAGCCAAACGCAAGGTCAGCATACTTTGACGCTTGGTTTGCTGATTTAATGCCGGAGTAAATGTCGTACCCGGTAGCTGCAAGATTACCTACAGTACCAAGAGCACTCCATGTATCACCCCAAGACCAGTTATCAAAAAGTCCCATTGTTTATTTTCCTTGTATGTTTGGCTTACCAGCCACCATCATCGCCACCATCGTTCTGACCGTTGGCTCCAGAACCAGTGCCGTCACCAGCTTGTCCTTCACCGGTGCCTTGGCTATCGGAGCCACCATTGGGGCCACCGTTGTTATCTCCGTCACCACCACTGCCTCCACCGCCGTCGTTGCCAAAACCACCACCGTTACCGTCTCCGCCACTACCACCGGAATCGCCATCATTACCGGTAGAGCCGTTGTCACCAGAGTCGTTACCGGCATCATTACCTTCGTTAGCACCACCTTCACCAGTAGTACCAGAGTCAGTACCTTCACTTGTACCACCAGTAGCTGTGCCACCAGCAGTGTCAGATTCAGCAGCAGAAGTAGAGGCAGCTGTATCAGCAGCAGTACTAGAACTTACACCGCCAATACCAGAAAGACCAGAATCATTTACACTACCAAAGCCACCAATACCGCCGAAGTTACCTTGGGTTGCACCGTGTGACATAGCACCGCCACCTATGGCACCACCAACACCTGTACCAAAACCACCTTGGTCAGTACCAATACCACCAAAGGAGCCAGTACTTGCAAAGCCTCCCTTGCTGTCTCCACCAAAGGAACCAGTATCCATACCAAGATCGCCAAGGCTAGCCATAGCACCAGCATAAGCAGAAGCAACAGGGCCAACCATATCTCTACCCCAAGAAGAAGTAGGATTAGCCATACCGATAGAGTTGTTTACAGCAGCAGTTGCATTAGCTACAGCGTTAGGACTCAGAGACTTAGAACCAGCAATGGCATCATTGATAGCCTGAGCAAGAGACATGTCGTTGATTGTAGCCATGTCCATGTTATGCGTAGCAATGTTGTTAGCGTAAGCTGCACCAATCTGACGACCAGTAATCTGACCAAAGGTATCTTCCATGACATCACGTGTAGGTTCTTCTGCACGTGCGTCGAAGGCATCAGCAAGCAAGCCACCAATTGTGGGGCCTACAAGTCCACCAATCATTCCACCAATAGGGCCACCAAGTAAACCACCCAGTGCACCAAAAGCCATAGAACCCATCGTTGTGCCTGTAGTCATACCAAGAGAAGCAGCACCAATTTGTCCTACAGTACCTGCAAGACTACCGGGAATACCAGATAGACCAAAGTTCAAAGCAGCATTAACAGGTGCATTCAAACCAAGAGCAAGTCCAGTCTTAGTAGCAGCATCTAATCCCATCTGACCAAAGCCAGACATAGCCGCATCCATAGCTTGCTTATCAGTAAAGCTATGCCCCTTATTAGAGGGGCCAGCATCATTACCCTTACTAGAAGAAGTAGTACTGCCACCAAAACCATCTCGTCCATCACCACCGGTAAACTCTTTACCTAGAGTGGTGCCTTTGTTAGCCTTTTCCTTATCGGAAGAAGACTGCCGGTTAGAGAAACGGTCTTGATTGTCATACCATTTGTTACGACTAGAGTTACCTTGAGTACTGCTACCACCTATACCGTAGTTACCCAGCACCGTCTGGTAGATAGGCAACATTGTAGTATATGTAGGGAAGTATCCGTAGTTGTTCATTTACTTCCACCTCCCAAAAGCCATAACATGATAAGCACTACCTAATTCACTTTGACCAGTATTACTGTGTACTTTAAACTTAGCCGAAGATTTCGACCTTTCTAAGCACTGACATATACTAGGATATGACCAGTTTTCAGGTGTACAAGAAACACAGTAAGCATCTGTAGCTAAAAATTCAATGGGAAATACCCATGTTATATAGTTAGCTTTTGTAAAAGCAAAGTATTTACCTTGCAATACTTTACCATCAGGGAACTTAGCATACCATCCATTAGTATCATCACCACCAGTGATAACACCTTCTTTGTCAACACGTGTATTAAGTGCATCAATCTGATTCTGAAGAGAAGTCAAAGCATTGTTAATAGACATGTTAAACGAATAGGCATTCCAGTCATCTGTGTAAGGAACATCAAGTAACTGTACTTTATTTTGTTGTGCCATTTACTTCTGTTCTCCTTCCACAAGTTCACCCATAGACGAGGCAAGAATGACTGAGTGTACATGTGAGTTAGACTTGAGTTCAATCTCTACAGTTTCACCTCTAAAACCAGAGGGAAGCCTAAAAGGCTTAGAGTCTACTATATTCTTGGTAAATCTTAGCTTGCCATCTACATAGTAGTTGAACACCGTCTTGTCATAAAGTTCTATAGTATTTGTTTTACACCAACCATTCACAGGTTGTTTGTTTACGTATACCATGCCAAGAGCTGAACCAGCTAGTCTACCTTCCCAAACAGGAGGTTCAGGTTTCAAACTAGACAACTTAGTAAAGTTTACTTGTGCACAACTTAAAGTAAACAAACCTTGTGGACTTACATTAACCTTAGACCGCCAACGGAAAGACTTGTTAATACGACTGTCAGTACCAAAAGAGTTAAGACTGTATTGCGTCTTGTTCTCTAATGGATAGCATACATACAGTTGTGATTGTTCTACATCATTATATACAATCTTAGTTGGTTGTGATGTGTAGACCATACCTGAGGATACAATACTATTATATACTGTACTATACGTATAACTATCTAGGTCAAACAAAAAGCCAGCTGCTTTCTCAGTAGGATTCGTAAAGAATCCATAGTAAGTATTATTTAGAAAAGCTGCTTGCAAAGATTCAGGATGCAGAGGAAGCCATTCGTCTTGTGTAATAATCTTCTCAGTAATGAAAGTAGGACTTGCACTGTTGATAAGAACAAGACCATTAGTACTTGCAAAGATTACACCATTACGAGTTGATACAATAGAGCCAGCAGACACACAAGGACAGTTTTCTTGGATAGCTCTTGTTGTAGGTTTAGTTGGGTCTGTTACTGTAATAAGTACAGGAGCAGCTTCGGTGCAAACAACAATTGTATTACCAAAAGAACCAAGACCTACAATAGGATAGTCAATCGTTACCGTATGCTCATAAGGCCAAGCATGAGGAGCATTCCAGTCAGACACATAGATAGTAGAATCTTTGTATGCTGCGAACAAACCATTCTGCAAAGAGACAAGACCTTTGAGTCCAGTTACTGGAGCATCCCAATAAATAGAAGGACAAGCCTCACCTAGAGAAGTGTTTGGTTTAGAGTCAGAGTACTTGTAGTAACTACCATTAGATACCCAAACAGCAGCAGGATTATTCGTAACCCTATTTGTATTAACATCAAACTGGTCTACATAACTGTACAATGCTTGACCAGCAGAAGTAACTTCAGACCTGTAGATATAGATCTTATTGATCCCAGCACCGATCCCATTAGCATGAACTATCGGGTCAACTATAGACATGTCTACAACTTGACCGGGACGAACATCAACAGTATAACGTGACCTATCAGAACTATTCTTCAAGGGGCCACTAGACTTACCTACATCTATAGTGCCATCTGACCACTGTCTAACGTAACAATAGACATATGACCTAGACTCAATGTCGCCAGAACCTGTACCACCAGATACCCAGATATCAGACTGTCCCGGTTCAGGAATAGCTACAGCATAAGCCTTACTTTCTAAACCGTTTATGTAGTCCCTGTTTTCAAGTAGAGAACTGTCTGTTACAAGAAACCCTGTCCCGTCATTTACCATCAAATAAATACGATTGTTCTCATCATCATATACAGGGCCTTTAACTACATTCACACTCTTAGCCCAACCTAGCCAGTTATACTTCTTGTTCTTCCATTTGTATCTATAGATAGACTGAGTAGTACTAGGAATGTATTTGATAATAGTATCAGCATAGTGAGGTCGAAGCTCTCCACTCCACAGCTTAACGTCGAGAGCTTCCTGTGCAAGAGTAGCGGGTAAAAGCCGTGGAGCTATACGAGGAGCAATCCCGCTAAACTGTTGGAATGTTAGTTTCATATGAGCTCCTAAGCTACAATCTTAGCAAGCTTTTGATTTGCAAGCACGTCTGCTTCTGTATAAGAATCAATCAAAGCAATAAGATCTTGTGTTGAATTACTCAACAGCACACCTCGCTTTTCACGCAAGTACTTCTTACGTTCCTCATACTTAGCCAGCTTTTCTATATCAGTAACATCTGGTTCTTGCTGGTTATTTTGAGCTACGATAATAGAAGCCAGAGGGCGATTTTGCAACTTGTCCAAATAATCCATGTAACTATCAAACAACTCTTTGTTAGTCTGCCAAGTAGTCTTGGGAGTAACAGGTGTAGGCTTAGGCGTATCAATCATATCACCAATCTGAAGCCACGGAGAGTCGTCTATATTTACACAAGTAGGGGTGTCAGGAACAAGAATATCACGTACAATGATATTGTTAATCTGTCCTTCACCGATAAGAGTAGCGTATCTATACATTACAATGCCCACGTACTGATTATAAAAACACACCCAACTTGACCTGCTCCAGCATTAGCAGGATGCGTATAGGAGTCATTAGTCCAACCGGGCGTAGCCCACTCCGCAGGTTCTGTTAAGCTTCCTAGTGCACCGGCACCACCGCCACCGGCAATGTAGCCACCATATGCTGAACAAGCACCACCACCCGGAGCGTCACCAACAGAACTATTACCTTGACACTGACTCGTCGGATAGCCAGCACCACCAGAACAGTTAACACCTTCACCTGCTCTGCCGGGGTCACAGTAGATAGTCTTTCCACCAGCACCGCCATTCTGCAAATTACCAGAACCACCAGTGCCGCCAACGGCATTTAAACCACCGTACCCATCTTTTCCGCCACCGCCACCGCCACCAGCAGATACGCTTACAGGGCCACCTGTTACAGAGGTACTTCCTCCAGCAATACCAGCCATAGAGATAGCAGTTTGGGCAGCACCACCGGCACCTATTGTACAAGTTAATTTGGTACCAGCATTAATAGTTCCTTGCCATCTGGATATACCACCAGAACCACCGCCAGCACCGGAATAAGTATAAGTAACAAACATAGGCGGGTTACTAGAATCAAACACAGCATGGCCTGTTCCACCAGAGCCACCGCCACCGATCGCAACAACATCATATGTTCCAGTATAAGGAACACTACAAGTTGTAGATGAACGGTAGGCTTGCCATACAGCAGGATAGGAAGTTACAAACCCAGTAGTCTTACTCGTGAACTTAGTCATGTCATTAGCATCAAGCTGACCACCTTCAACAAACCAGTTGTCAATACGGCAGTGATACTCAGTATTGTGGGCAAGTGTATTAGCAGGGATTACACATGTAGTAGCATCTATGCCTGTCTCCTTAGAAAAGACTACAGCATTATCAGACTTACGGTAAATAACTACACGAGTATATGAAGGAACGTTAGAACCAACACGAGGGGCATTTGTCCAAGTATAAGTCTGCTCAGACTTAACAGGAATTTGAGTCTGACCTTGAACAGGATACATTTGGTTAGGTTGACCAGTATACTTATGCATGATAGTTCTTATAACCACACCGTCTGTATCTCGTGCCCAACCAGTTATAGTACCGTGCACGTCAACGAACAGTTTGTATACTCCATTCCATGATAAAGTATTAGCAGGAATGTTGTAAGAAGAATTGTATGCAACTTCTCCACTAGTCCATATAGGCTGCTGTGAAGAAGGATCAGCAGTTATACCAGAGTAGGCACTTATCTTCATCTTATCTACAGTCTGTCCCGTTACTGCACCAAGAGCAATTGTCGTTGGAATAACAACAGAAGGATCAAGTACAGAGTTAGCAGCAGGTGAAGTAATCGTAGCTGCATCAAGAGATGCAGTCTGTCCATTTACCTGCAACAAAGGAGAAGACCATGCCGAGTAATACTTCTTATTTGTGGATGTGTCAGTCCAGTAGTTACGAATACGTGCGTAGTTAGTAGCAGCAGGGTTATCAAAAATCCACCAAATGCTACCATTTAAAGCTACGCTTGTAGCTGTTCCAGATATATTAGAAGAGCGTTTTATATAACCAAAATTAGGATCATTGGACGTATTAACTTCTATTCCGGACACTGTATATGTAGGGCTAGAGGTTCCTTGAGTCCATGTAACATTAAACGTGTCGTCTTTTGTAATAGTCTGACCCTGTTCAGTAGTCCATACAGGAGCAGTAAAGGTAACTACCGTAGAAAACTCTACATCTTGCAAACAAGTAACACGAAGAGTATCTAAGTCATACTCACCATTATCAGCCCAGTACGTATGAATCTTAAGGTTCTCATTCCACGGTACATCTACTGTAACAGAACGTCCTGTAGTCCAGTTAGACGTTTCATCTTTTGTCAACCAACCGTGCTTAAACAGTGTACCATCAGCATAGTTGATGTCATATACAAACACATTAGGCCAGATAAAAGAAGGCTCTCCGGGACGAGGAGCAGCAAAGGTAAACGTAAGATGAGGACTTGTACCAGACGTTACTGTAACCTTTGTATCATTAGCCCATCTGTACTGAACAGTTGTACTAAAGTTCTTAGACGAAGCACCACCCAAGAAGTCATATGCTTCAAGAGTAAAAGTAGAAGCACCTGAAAAAGCTGCACGTTCTGCGTCTACAGGATAACCAGCAGGCACCTTCCATGTGATAGTTACAGCTTCATTAGCAGCGATGTTGTTCGTCTTAGAGAATGAGCAGTTTTTAGCATTCTTGATTCTGTACTTAACTTCATCACCATCGGCATCAGTAACACCAGAGAAGTGAACAGTAGAAGTAGCATATCGAGAAGCAGTAGTAGGTACATCATGGACAAGAGTAGACATGTCCGGAGGGTTGTTAGCAATGATGTTAACATTTAGAGTACCGTACCGAGATAAGTTACCAGACGCAGTCTCAGCATACGTAGTAACTATAATAACGTCACCAACATCACCAGTGAAAGATACATCACCAGTAGCCGTAGCATTCGTTGTAATAGGCGTAGTTACAGGCACACGGATGAATGCCTCTTCACCAGTCTGGTTACCTACATAATAGAAGGCAACAATAGGATCTTCAAAGCCACTCATCACTGACGCAGTAAACGTATAAGGATACGTTGTACCAGAACGTACAGAAGTAGTACCAGTAACAACAGGAGTTTCAACAATTGTAGTGTTGAACTGGTGAATAGCATCAACTGTACGACGAGGCGTCATATTAGTTGTATTGTCTGTACCTTCAATAGCTTGCTGATACGTAGACAGCTTAGACACACCCAATTCTTCTGTAGTAGCAATCGTACTAAAGAAAGACTGAAGAGCACCAGCAGTGAGGCGCATCTCTACACGAGTACCTTTAGTCCACGTCTGTGCAGTAGTGCCTTCCTGCGCACGATAAGATCTAAAGGCTAGCTTACCCGTATTAACATTAGTTATCTGAGCAAAGACTTTTACTATCTCAAGTGTATCTTCGCCAACAAGAGTCAAGTAAAAGTAGTCGTTAGAATCCGGAGCTATCGTAGGAAAGACAGTAGGGTCAATCACGTAGATATCGACAAAGTCTTTATCCGGAGCTTGATACATATAGTCTAATGTAGAAGCAGCGTTGTTTTTAAAGAGAATAGCCATGTGTTACTCCTACAGCTTCATGATAAACGCAAGTGCGTAGTAAGGGGGACGAACATCAATCGCACTAGCAGCTGCAGTATGTGCATGTTTGTTATCAGTAACGCCGTGGTAGTGAGGTTGGCTACCACCAGTACCATTAATAGACAAAGAGGCAGAAAATTCTTGCAGCGGCTTTCTTACACGAGAAGGTGCCCACCCGCTTTCACTGTCAAACAGACTACTATTAAGCCAAGTACCCTGCGTAGCATCTTGTGTTTGTTGTTCAGTATTTATACTAGCATCACTGCCAACACTTCCGCTATGTGTATGCCAAGGCATTTGTGATACATTAATAGCAGTACCTGCTACCTGAATACCTGTACCTGCAGCATTAGTCCATACAGAAGGTGTCCGTGTAATACTACCGCCAGTATTACCTACGCCATAACTTTGTCCAGCCCCAACTATAAACCTATCTTTAAGATTAGGTGTACCGTTGTTACCGTCACACAAAGCCCACCCAGAAGGAACAGCATTAGTAGCACCAGACCACATCGTGATGATTCCACGTGGAAGTTGTGTAGCAGCAAGAATGTCTGTAGTAAGCTGTGAAGCTATCTCCCCAATAGATCCTGCAGTAAGACGAAGTTCTACGACAGAACCTTCAGGAAAAGCCCTAGCAGGTGTATTCTCTTGAGCTCTGTTAACCGTAAATGTGTCTACATTCCTAGATGTAACACTCATAATCTCCAGATTACCTTGTGCATCTACAACAGTAATCATGAAGAAGTTGCCATCTGTCAGTTCAGGGAACAAAGATCCCCCACCCGGAGAGACAACAATCTGCGTATCACCTACTGTCACGGCACTAAACAGTGTGGTCGACGCATTGTTTGAAAATTTGATTTTCATTTATCGAACATCCTTCTGGAGGAAACGTAAGATTAGGCCCATACACAGGGCAGTCACAGTTACAGTCGTCAAGCTTGATAGCATCTCCGACCTTGATTATGACATCAACTACAGGCCATTCATGATTAGCTTCTATGACTGTCGCATTCTCAGAGATAACATTAGCCCAAGGTTTAGACTCTGCTATAGCTTCAATCTCAACAGCACCAAGCCGACCAATTACCACAGGAACAATCATATCCGTCCCAGCTTCACAGAACCATGCACGCTGTACGATGTCAGCTTCAGTGTCATCCATATGCGTAATCGCTTCAATGGAAGTAACACCTATCTTACCTACAGTTTGCATAGCCTCCATGTCTGTGACTGCTTCTATTAGAACACCTCTGATAATGATATCAAAAGGAAGTTCATCCATGACAACACGAGATACTATGTTAGTTCCTACATCTGTGATAGGAGTAATCTTATCTATATCTCTGTTAATCATGTAAGCATCAGCCCACATAGGAACTTCGTGAGACTGAAGACGAACAGTTGAGCTAGCTAGAAATTCTGCAACTGCGTTAACAGTTACATCAGTTGTCGTAATGACATTACCTTGTGTAAGCAGATCGACAATAACATCTGCATTAACAGCACCAAGCTGAAGGGTGCCTGCGTTTATCAAGGTAGTGTTGACAAGCATCCCGTTAATAGGATTCATGAGTGTCATTGTCTACCTACCTCAAATAACTTTTTACACCGTGGTGCTGTCAGTAATACGAATGCTCGAAGTCTGAGCACGGATGATGAACTGGTCACCAGCATCTACATCACGCGGACGTTCATCAAGCGTCTGAGGATTACGAATAGCACCCCAAGCCAGAACGTTACCGCCAGTAGCTGCATCCATGATAGCAACATGCGTCACACGACCCCAGTTAGAAATAGCAACCGGGAACTCAATAGCGTTCGCATTCTTCACTACACTCGCAGCAGGCGTCGTAAAAGAGCTGTTCTCAGCTTTTACACGAGCATAACCTTCGCCAGTAACTTCATTCTTAACAGGGCTGTTATCAGTCAAACCAGTCGCAGACGTGAACAGAGCCCAGTACTTAGCCGGAGTGTTATAAGCGGTACCGTTAAACACATGGGCAAGAATCTTGTCGTCAAGATAAGTACTAAAACCAGACATGTTATTTCCTTTAGAAAATTTTATGTTTAAGAGGGAGCATCGTCTTCGACTGAGCAACCCAAGACTTGTAAGCCTTAGACTTAGCACGAGAGATACCCGCACGGAACTTGCGAATATAATAGTTCACAAGGTTAGGCTTAGACCAAACTCTACCGGATAGACTGTGCAAATAAGCAAGTGCACCGGAAGCAATGGTCTCAGCCCAGTCCGTATACAGGAACTTAGGAATCTCATCAGCTTCTCGCGTAGGCTTCACAGCAGCAAGCATATGCAAAGCTTCTGGAATGTCTTCCATAGGTACACCTACAAGATGCATCACATTAGGACTTTCCATATAGAAGTACTTAGGATACTTATCCTTACGCAGACGCCAATCAGGAGAGTACGAGTCAAGGTCTTGCCTATTTGTTTTCTCTACTTGAAACTGACGAAGTTGTCCTTCAACAGTGTCACGGATAGTAACAGTGACAGGCATCACAATCGTAGCATCTTTGTCTACGATATTGATACCATACTTAGGTTCATCCTTAACAAGATCTCCACAATAAATCTCTTGCTGCCAAATAAGAGACTTCTCACAAAACTCAATACATGCGTTTCGCAGAGCTTCTTTCACCATAGCCACAGGACAACCATGCACATCAGGACGCACGTACTTGAAGAAGTCTTCCCAAACAGCGTTATTCAAATGATCAATCATTGCTGGGCTGTGCCTCCCCAAGATTCGTAGGTAGCTCATCAATCTTTGGCATAGCAATTACAGAAGCATTATACTCCTGACCCAAAGACTGATAAAAAGACTGAACGCACTGTTGTGCAATCTGCCTGTCGTTTGCAGAAGTACTATCAGTACTGTACGCAAGGTACAGCATATAGTCTACAATAGGGCCACGATAGTTGCCCATAAGTTGCAGATCTTGCTGCATAGCAACATCGTCATCCATTTCTGCAAAAGAAACATATGGTGCAGAGTAAGCCATCTCTACATAGACATCTTTATCTTTTGCTACCGGAGGGTTAACAAGAAACTGCCGAGGAGTCTTACGATCATACACAAATTCGTAGACAACATCAGAAGGAGTAGTTCGTCTCCAGTCAGAGAAATAATCAAGATCTCTACGTTCTACCTGAAACACAGGCTCACCAAACGTAAAGGTGTTATCCTCTTCCTTTGTAGCGTTACAATAGATGTCAATGAGAGCATAAGCATCATCAGGAATAGTCTGACGAATACCGGGGTTCAACTTCACTACGTCAGTTTTAACCCATACGTCAGGACGCATCATGATCAGCTTATTGATAGCATCATCAAGAAACTCAAGGTATTGGTGCTTTGAGAGTCGAACATAGTCCATATCATTATACAGAAGAGTTACTCTATTTATGATATCAGAGACTTTCATTATTACCCTCAAGTAAGCAAAATGTTAGACTAACTATTCTTACGCGGACGACCGGGGCCACGCTTCACAGGCATCGTCAGCTGAATGTCAAGAGCATCAGCTTCCATCTTACCAACCTGCTCAGGAGTGGGAACCACTTCTTCCGTCCCATCAGCCTGTTCCTCAACATAACCAAGGAACGTATAGGGATACGTAGGAATGTGAACTTCAACAGTAGATTGCCGACCGAACTCATCCTGCTGTGTCTGATAAGACGTAGTGTACGCACGGTCAATGCATTCACGCAGCATGTATTCAGGAACAATCACTTCCTTACCATAAGGAGCTTGGAAGTTCTTACTGTTCACAGAAGCAAACACATAAGGGCCAGCAGAAGGATTAGAAGACGTATGAAAGATAACCCGGCACTTACGTGCAGTCGAGTCAACACCAGCATGATCCTGTCTCCAATCCATCAACAGACGAACAGCGTGCTTACGAATAAGTTTGTTGTCTTCCGTCAACGGAATGTGCAGGCCACGTTCAAAGAGCATATCCCGAATCTGCATATCAGAAGCAGAGTTGAGATCGGTGTCAGTAAAAACAGGAGTGTTAGCCATAAAGAATATACCTTAAAATTTAGTTTGTAGAGCTAGGTGTAGCAGAGCTAGATACGAGAAAGGGGAGAACCCCAAGAGTAGTTGTTCTCCCCATATGGGTCAAGGCTTAGTACGCAGTACAAGCAACTTCAGCGCGAACCATCCAAGCCTGATTGAGAATCACGCAGGTCTGCATGGTCTTCCAAGCAACGTGGGCACGCTGAGCGAGCGGGTCAGATTCAGTGTGAGAAGGATTGATGATCACCGGAGTCAGAGACTCAGCACCCTTCAGGGGCACCAGACCATAGGCATCCTTCGCAAGGAAGAGGATGGGGTAAACGTCAGCCTTGGTACCGGTGGTAGAAACCATCGTGTCACCAGCAGCATTCGTCTTAGCACCACCAGCATCCGGCCAGCTCTTCATCAGAGTAGTGAAGAGGTAACGCACGCCTTCAACAGCACCGATTTCATTTTCCCACGGAGACGTATTGCCGTAGTCCTTCACGTCTTGGAAGTGAGGCATCGAGCGGATGTCAGCTTCACAATCGGGATGGCAGACAGCCACGAAGCAGGGAGAGATGGATTCAGTGTAGAAGCGAGGCGTGGACTTAATGCTATCGGTCAGGAAACGAGCCTTCTGGTTCTTCAGCTTACGCGTAATGCGACGCTGCAGGGGCAGAGAGATAGGCGTGTTCACTTCATTACGAGCAGTACCGTTCGCATATTCAACGTTGGTACCACCGAGCAGGACACCGATACGCATGTTTTCAACAGTTTCCGCAGCCTGTTCACCCACGATCTGCGTAACCTGTTCCATAACAGGGGAGTCGTTGGTATCGAGCAGAACGTCGGTCATGGTCACGAGGTTACCATACTGATGCACAGTGGCTTCAATGTCGGTAACCGAGAAGGTCTGAGCAGTAGGCGTAACACCTTCGGTCAGTTCCTTCGGCGTGGCATCAAGAGATTCAAAGCGACGGAACTTAGCGGTCTTCGTGCTCTTGGTCGGCAGGGGATAAGCCTGACCAAACTTTTCAAACACGAGGTAGGGAAGAGCACGGATGAGCATCTTAGCAACGACATAGACATTAGCCATCGTGCTAAGAGTACCATCAGTAGAAGAACTGGTAGCACCAGTATGCATGATAGTATTCGGAGTAGCCATTAGATATAATTCCTAATTTCAAAAACGAGTTTAGCGCGTCCTTCTGCTACGTTCATACTCACGAGCAAGTTCATCAAAAGACTTCTCACGAGGCTTGGCTTTAGGCTTATTGCTTATATCAATAGGTTCCTTGCCAGTACGAACTGCCATAGCAGCGAGCACTTGTTTAACAATATCTTCAGTCTCAGATGCAGGGTTTGTCTGCACCCGAGGAGAAGAAGCCCTAGTCATCTGTGGCTTGTTAACGCCACGAGCAGACTTGTAGTCGTCCAGAAGAGAAATAACTTCCTGTGCTGTACCGTACTGATACACATACTTGGCACCGTTCTGCATCACAGGAGGCAGAGAGTTAATCCAAGTAAAGAGATCACCACTGTCCAGTATCGCACTGATATCGGGGTGGGCAGCACGGATAGTACTGAAATGTTTATCCGCTTCGGACTGGAAGATCTGCTGCTGAATAGGTTCAACCCGAGTCTTAAGCTCAGTCTCAACGTTCTTCTTAACAGCAGACACCTTAGTGTCAACAAGCGTTTTCACTGCATTAGCAATTTCAGGATGAATCTCAAAGAGTTCCTTCACATTGTCCGGAAGTTCATCTGGATCTTCCTTAGTCTGTGCAGGCGTATTCTTTGTCTCTTTGAGTTCCTGATACTTATGAGACAGGTCTGTGAGTCTGCTAGCCCACAGAGCATTCTGTGCTTCAGCGTCACGCTTTGCCTTTTCATAAAGCTCTTTATAATTCAGAGGAAGCTCAGTGGTCTGTTGTTCATTCTGAACAGGAGCTTCTTGTTCTTGCTCCAGTTCTTCTGCAGGCTGAACTTCGTCGTCATCATTCTGGCTCACGACGTTTTCTTCTTCGGAAGGATCTTCAGGCTCACTCAGGAAATCATCAAACGAGGGCTCTGCCTTAGAGGGATCTTCGTAAGACTTCGCAAGTTCGTCGAAGGCTTCATTGAAATCTTTGTTGTTCTGATCGTTCATATTTTTATAACTAAGTTAGGGAGGGTTAATACCCTAAGTCCTAACTGGCTTGGCTCATGAGCAAGTTATCCGAAAGGGGCTCGCTCCCAAGTTCCAGTACATCCAAGAGCTTTTGTACCATACGTAGTTCACCGATAAGTCGGTCTACGTTATCTGTATTATCAGGACTTAGTAACTTACTATACCGTTGGCTTCTAAGAACCTTCAGGTAAGCAACTATATTTTTTTGTAGGTCGGCGTTGGCCGTGAGCCTGAAGGATTTCTCCAAGCTCACACGCCTACCGTTAAGTGGTGTATCAATCATATTAACTCTGAGGATACGCTTGTTCAGGCTGACTAATCAAAGACATATCTTCACGAAGCTGTCTCAGACTGTCAATCAAAGCCGCAGGGCTAACACCTTCAGACCGTGCAGTCTCAACCATATCGGTCATCCACTGACGTTCTTCCTGAGCTTGCTTCTGTTCTTGCTGCTTCTGAACTTCAATCTCCTTATCAGAGTACACCAAGTTGTCATCAGAAAGATCAAGGGCATCAGCAATCGAACGGATAATGTTCGGACGCTTAACAGTACCAAGGTCAACCTGATTGTTAGTGATCTGTGCAAAGTTAATCAGACTCTGTGCTCTGATTTCCTTAGCGATAAGAGACGAAGTACCACGAGCTTGAACAGCATAGTCACCCTTAATGTCAGAGTCACTATTGAACTTCATGTTCCAGTGATACATAGCAGAAATAAACGGCTTAGTGATGCCATCATCAAAGTTCTTAACCTGATCTTTGATCGTAATGTTTGCAGAACCCATCAACATAGACAGGCCAGAAGCAGTACGACCAGCAGCACCAGAAGGTTCTCCCCACATCTGACGAGGAATAGAAGTAACTTCATCCCCATAGCTGCGGAAGAGTTCAATCATCCGTTCAAATTCAGTAGTATAACTGGGAAGCTGGAAGACACGGATAGCAGGATTGGCAGCATCAGCTCCTTCACCTGTACGCATCCATACCTTAAACGGATAGACATCACGAGGATCTTCGTCTTCCGACATAAGGTCAAGGTTTACTTCAATCTGAGGGCCAGCAGAGATAGCAGCGTTGTCTAGCATAGCTCTGAACGCACTATTAATCAGCTCCTGAACATCAGACATGATAGACGGAATACCTTCACCAAAGATAGAAGTTTCGTCTTTGTCATAATAGTAGAAGAAATAAGGCCACTTAACGCCTTCCATAGGCATGAGAGACGCTTTAATGACGTGGTTACCAAGCACCCAAATGTTTGCAGCCAGTTCTACCTGACCTTGCATACGTTCAGGGATCTCAACACCCACCTGATTCAGATCATCAGCATCCACAAACCCCCAGAACTCAAACACTTCATACTTCTTAGAGTGAGCAGCATCAGCAACACCACTGTCAATTACATCACCCATAGAGGTAAGTTGGTTCTCAAAGTCTTTCTTCTGATAATCACCTTCAGGATTCTCAGCAACATAAGTAGAGATTACATCTCCGTTGAAGTCTGATCTCTTTCCGAGACCGATGACATCGTGCTTATCCATCTTCCGTCGTTGAATGATGTATCTACATTCGGAGGGGCAAGTAGCTTCCATGTCCGGGTAGATATCCCATATGCGGACGTTTTCGATGAAGGGTGTGATGGAGTCATAATCACAGAGTATCCACTTCTCTTTGTCTCCATTCTTTTCTTTCTTGTAGTACTGACGGTTTTCAGAGATAGAAACAAGAGGCCCTTTAAGAATACCAGTACCATACAGATTACCAGAATGCATAACATCTCGCATAATCTCACGGTACTTCAACTCAGCAAGCTGGTCTTCGATAACCTTAGACATCTTGCCAGCTTGATTCTTAGCTTCATCTTGCATAAGAACATAGAGTTCTTCAGGGCTAATCTGCTTACCTTGATCTTGAGAAACAACTTCAAGGATAGCAGCCTCTTTCTTCTTGCTGAACTGTGGCAGTGGCGTAGGCTCAATACCCCAGTTCTTATCTCCGTTCGCAGGGAACAGCAGGTCAGACAAACGACTGTCAACAGTCTTGACCTTAGTTCTTGTCATACGAACAAAAGCTTTACTACGTAGAGGATCCATACGTTCAAGAACTTCGGGAGAGTAGATACCTTTGTACTGACGAAGGGCGTTCAACCACTTCTCTTCAATAGTCTTACGTGCACTGTCCGATCGGTCAAACGCTTCACGAACAAATGCAGCCAGACCTTGGGGCGTTTCAGACGCACCTTCGGTATCTTCTGCACCGGAATCTTCATCTACCTGCATCTTGTCAGAAACTTCCGAGAGAAAGTCCTGTACATCTTTGTCATCGGCAGAGTCGATTACAGTTCCAGAACCGAAAAAATCTTTTTCAGTCATGATTTTTAGTAGCCTCCAATCTGGCTAGCAGCACGATATTTACGTTGTGTGTTAAACAAAAACTTCTTCTCTCGCTTATGTACATACTCCATCATTGCGTACTGCAAGGCGTCATGAACGTGAGAGAACTCGTTCTTGACAGGAGATGCTTTGTAGAGAACACCGTTAACAGTTTTAGATTCAGCATATTTATATTCTGATACGAAGCCTTTTCTTAAGGCTATACATTGAGGCCCAAGCTTGAATCTACCCTTTAACCGAAGGAACTGTGCAACGGCTTCAAATCGAGGAGTCCAGTTGTTTGTCTTAGCTAACTTAGCAGGAAGATTACATTCTTTCAGTATCTCCATGCCAGACTTAGCATCGTTCATTGACCGCTGTGAAGTAGCAGGGTCACACACAACTCTAAAGTTATTTACAATCCAAGGATACTTAGATGTGATCTTAGGCCAAAGATGTTCTTCACAGAACTCTTTGAGAGAACAGTTGTCTGTGCAGATCTCATCAAACACAATAACTGTACCATCAGGGGCTTGCTGTGTGAAAGCAGCAGAAGGAGTCAACCCTTGATCCATCCCAATTACAACAGGCACACCACGAAGAGGAACTATCTCTTCATCAACATGGTGCTCAAGATCACTGTAATCCTTATAAACAGGTTTACCTCGTTTTACTTCACCATAGTTGTTAAGCACGTTGACGTTGATAAAATCTTCGTCTGCACCCATACACATGGTTTCATAGTAACCTTCATCAAGGTTAGCAAGGTTCTCTGCTTCAGGATTAAGAACATACTTCCCGTCTACCTTAAGCATAGCTGGAGGTTGACGATAGAAACTATGTCCTTCTGGTTTGTCTTCCTCTGCAAGGCGATATAACCAGTGCTCAGTACTTACGGCGTTGTAGTCAAGTATAATGAATGGTCTGACTGGGCCGCCATCTTTCTTAGCAGGATAACGCTTAAAGCGTGTCTTGATAAGCTGAAAGGTACCTTCTGTAAGTTCAGATGCTTCGTTCAAATGAGCAGAGGTCACTTCCAACGAACGAAGCTTTTCAGCAGATCTATCATCATCGACAGCAATGAACACGACTTCCATATCAACGGTCGTACCATCAGCTAAAGGATACTTAATCCTGCCGATGATGGGGGTAGAATAAGTAATAGTAATCTTGTCTTTAAACCATGACAACCACGTTTTAATGGTGGTTGACTTTAGGGCCGGGTACGTTGCGCGGACAACAAGGTGTCTGCTGTGCCTGACTCCATGTTCGTCTGGTTTCTGACGCATAGCATTAAAGAACGCTTGAAAGATACAACCAGAGGACTTGCCAGATCCTACTGGCCCCATCACAAACAGAAAAGGATTCGGGTCACGATGAATCTTTGCAAACGTGGGCAGGACTTGATAATCAATATCCATAACAGTCCTTACGCAGTTTCTTTCGCCAGATCCTTGAGTCCCGCAGGAGCAGTCTCTTCATCAGGGAAAGAGATGTTAACGTTAATAACTTCACCAGCATTCGGATTGAAATCCATAGCTTTCATCTTCGGCTGGTAATAGCTCAGCAGTTCAGAGGCGATCTTAATCTTCTCTGTGCTGTTGGTCTTAGCAGACCTAGCCAAATGCACAAGTTCCTTGATAGGATCGTACCCAAATTCAAAGCGAAGACGACGAAGAAGTTCGTCTCCCTTGGTACATCCCTTACCGTCAGGAACAACTACAGAAGGACTAGGCTTCTTCAGAAGGGGCTTTAAAGAGTCTTTCTTCATCAAGGTCACCTAAGTCAGAGCGGTCAAGCAGGGTAGCTATCTTCTCTGCATATGTCTTTAAAAGGAATTGGAAGTCACCAGAAGTAATGTCTTCACGGATCTTACAGAACTCTACGATAATGAAACCAAAGACATCTTGATTATCAGATACAAGAGGAGTAAGAGCAAAGGACACGGCCTTGTGTGACTTCAGCAGTGTATATGTAGACATATCAAACTTACGCAGACGTTCAATGTTCATGATTACTTTAGGCTCTACACCAAAAGCAGCGTTAGTTAGATATGAGAAAGCAGACACAGGCAGGTTTAAGAAATCAGCTTGTACCGGTTTAAGGCCGGGACGAACAGCTTCGTGTGTACAGGACATCTTTGCAAAGTTAATACCAGACAGGTTCTGACACCCGTTATGAAACTGAACAACTGCAACTCTGTCTGCATTTAATTCAGACTTAGCATGTCTAAGCTTGGTAAGAACACGACTGTTCATATCAATGAGTGATGGAAAATCCTTTGCAAACTTTTTCGTCTTACGAGTAGCTACACGCTTAAGGTAAGTAGATAAAGTTGCACATTCATAGATAATGAATGCAGTTCCTCCCAGCATCGCAAGTGATATATAGTCAGCGTCTTTTACTAAGCTTGACAGACCGTTAACGATCCCTAGTAAAATTTGACTATCCATAACTTTTTCTTTTTATACCTCTTGACAAGAGGTCAATTAGTGATTATAGTATTTATGTATACTATAACCTATTATATAGTATAATAACTATATATATTTTGTCAAGGGGTTATAGTAAAAAAATATATAAAAGTGAAATAAAATGTCGATACTGCTAGAAAAAGACCGTAGGAAATTAAAGTGGCGGAGGAATCCTATACTGAATGAAGACACACCTGAACCTTATAAGATCCCTAACTGTAGGTGTCAGGTAGGTTTGTCAGAGTGTGAAGTAGAAGGACAGTGGGACAGAGGTCTGTACACAAAGGGTGACCTTGTTAATGACCTGAACATCTTCTTTAACTACCTGCCAGAAAGTGAAGTAAGCAGAATGGTTAACGTTATGATCTGGTGTTTGTCTACTGGTTTAAAGAACAGAGGAGGTATCGACCTTAAAGACTTTGCAGTCATCACTGTTGAAGAGAAGACGTACAGCAGACCTTTGACACAAGTAACACGTGACTGCTTTGGTGTGACTAAGCGTGTGTCCCGTGCACCTAAGAAGAGGTACTTTGTCTTCAGAGAGTACCCTCAGCTTAAAGCTGTAGTTGTACCACGAACACCTGACTTCTTCCCCGGACATGAACGTACATGGTTTACATGGAAAGTGTCTGCAACAAACCATCCGTACTACTATGCAAGACACTGGCGTAGAGGTGCTTTGTATATGCAACAAGTCTTTGACAAGACGTTTGAGTATACAGGCTACACAGACGAGTACATAGAGATGGCACAGAGTAATATCATAGAACCCTTTGGTAAAGAACGTGAGCACATGAACACAGTTCACCTTGGCTTTGAGACACCACCTTATGTCAAGGCAGCTTACACAGATGAACTGATCAAGGTACCCCTTAACTGTGTGTCAAGTAAATACTTTACAAGTAACAAGGTCAAGTACGATGTCATGTTTGGTAAGATGACTAAAGAAGAAGCAAGTAAACATCTTCTAAGTAAACCAAGACAACTAGCTATAGACAAGAAAGAAAACTAACCTTTATCGCACCTTCAAGGCTACGCCTTTCCGGTGCTCTTAGACGCAAGAAGCCCCCGGCTACAACAAGTACTATGCAAAGCATGGTTAGGTGTAGTACGGGGGCTTTTCTGTTCTAAGATAACATGAAGGTGGTCAACTTTTAAGTTACTTTAATGGTCAGACTTGATAGGTGGCGCTCGGCTCTATTTCACAACTAAGCTGTGCTTTCTTCTAATATGTCAGAGAGATACCAAGTTGAAAGAAGGTTGTACCCCATCGGGTCTTTCCTTTCCTTATCCTTCCGGCTACGTTCACCTATCCAACCGGCTTGTCTTACCTATCAACCAACCTAAGCAAATCAAAAAGATACAGATAGTATAATCATTCTTTTGCTGTTTGTCAAGGGGTATCGTTCAACTTTTTTACAAAAGTTTCACTCTATCGCATCTTCACTTCGTTACGATGCTCTTTAACTTTTCTTAAGAAAGTTTCAAAGGGGAGGCCGGGCCGGTGACTAGTAGCTACTCCTGACTACTGTTGGTTACGTATGCCAATAGATAGGGGTAGGTATGAAGACATAGTACCTGCCTTGTGTTAGTATATATGTGTACTATACGTATACTAAAGAATGATTATGATGCAGTCATTCAGCTAGAAATTTGTTTGTGATGTCTGTGTCAATGGTACCCCCCGTGCACCCGCGCTGTCCCACTGGTGGGGATGCTCCCCCTCCCCCTTGTGAAAGAAAGCACAGTGTGACTCCTAAGGTTTTTAGTGTTACTCCTAGTAGCTGTTGGGTAGGTTATGGCTGGCTTGTGGCTGGTGTTAAAGCACCGGAGCACACCATCAATAGTAACCAATAGTATTAAGCAAGTGCTAATAGCTACCAATAGCAACTAATCGCATTCAAACGTTTTCAAAAGTTAACTAAATCATATACTTATGGTTAGCATGGTATAAAAGTGTAAATGGTTTAGCATGGTTACATACAGGTTCAACTTATTGTACTCATGCGTTCCAAAGGTACAAATGTTTGAACCATGTCCTAAGTACCTGTAGTTCTTATAGAACTATGCACAGCATGGTGCTATAAGCTCCACAAGCACCTGACGGCGCGCCTACTCGGTTCAAAAAGTTGAACCTATAGGATAACCAATAGTCAATTATTTCAACTACTTACAGTTTGGCACATGGCTTGCTATATAAGAGGCATCAAGGGGCACAGGTCCCAATGATACGTTCTTTTAAAAAGCGTTGAAAAAGTGCTTGACAAGGCCACATAAGCCGCGTAGAGTCCATTTCAACAGCTCGGAAGTGTTCTTTCAAAAGTGCATAGCGTCTTTGTTGAGTATTTGCCTTTGTGCCCAGTTACCAGAAGTAGGCGGACGTTAAACAGCATTAGCTGTTCTTTGCTTGCGAACGTTAAGGCGTTCTAAAGAGTAGTCGGCAGTCGGAATAATGAGCAACACGGACACAATGAAAAAGGCAAAAAGTACTTGACAAGCGCAACGACTTATGAAAGACTTCAATCAACGAAAGAGGGAAAACCTACTCCTATAGAGGGCACAGTGAACAAGCGGAGCTTGACACTGGACTACTCATAAGACCACAGGATTATGTGGCAGAGTAAGTACTCTTAAGACCTACGATTGTGGGCAGAGGAATAAGACCGTAGCAACCTGAAAACGTATGCTTGCGGAGTCGGTTAAAGAACTTGAGAGACTTCGGATGAAGTCGAGAGTCATGGAGTTGACTCGAAAGGTATCAGCTTATGGTATCTTCCTGCACTAGCTGCACACAAGTACAAGGCGCAGCTATGGCAAGCCGAAAGGTGAGCTATGCATGGAGCTTGCAGGTTATGCGTGTTCTGCCGTAAAGCTAACTACAGTAGGCTTACACTCTTAGCAAGGTGTCTTAGATGCGTTGCTTGTGTAAGTAGTAGTTTAGCAGGTAGGGACGTACAGAAAAGCCTAGGCTTGCTTATATACTCCTATTATCCCTAGGTGCGACGTATAAGCAAGAGGACGGAACAAGCTGACTGGTGGCCTTGTGCATATGTGCAAGGTAGGTCGGGGGAAAGTCCTACTTACAGCAAGCCTATAGTCTACCGATAAACCGTAAACGATGTTGCAGATTTACAACCTAGCAACGTGATAAGTCGGCTCAAAGGGTAGACTGAAAGTAACCTTAGAAAAGTTACAGCCGTAGAGTATTGGCGTTAAAAGGATGCGTTCCATCCTGCGTTGGAGACAGTACAACGGCTATAAATAATAGACAAAGGTGTTCCGTCTGTAAACAGTTTGACAGTTGCAGGGGAATGGGGTGCCTTGGGTGCGTTAAGCCCTTGCAACCAGTCAAGTTGTTTAACTTAGGAGTTGACTTATGCACGATAAGCCGCAAGGTTATAAGAGGCAGGCTAATGCCCTGAACATTTGCAGGAATCAGGGCCTGAATAACCTCTATCAAACGGAAAAGGAAGAACCTCGCATTATTCCTGTATGGAACAAGCGCGGGGAATGTGTGGGCTTTAAGAACTCAACTACAGGTTCTTTCATAAATCCCAATGATTTGCCTGTTGATGAAATTACAGGCTATCGTATTCTTCCCTGCATGGCAGACGTACCTTTCCTGTTTGCTGAATACGGACAAAACAAGTCCGTAACTGGCAAGCATGGCAAGCATATCAACATCCGTAAGGTACGTACAAGCGAACGCCCACGCGCTAAGTATCGTACTACAAACGTGGGCACTGGTGAGTCTATGGATAAGCAAGACGGATACGCTTGCGCCCTCGTGACTCTGGACAAGCCGCAAAAGGTTCGGCGTGTTAACCGTCATGCTAAGGTCGTCGTGCATACGGAAGACGACTACATCATGACCTCAACACGGTCGTCCCGGCGTTTCCGCTAAGGAGTGTGCCATGTATTACATCGTTCCGCCACAGGCTTTTGTCCCGCGTCGTCTTACTAACCATTTGCTGCGCAAGCATGTACCTAGCTGCATTCCTGTAGACCTATGGGAAAAGCAACGGCTACAAGACGCATACAAGGCGCGTCTCGCTTGTGAGCTGGCATACAAAAGTACAAGTTCCTGCCGATACATTCGCGCCTCGGTCTGGACTGGTGATGGATGGGCATAGCCGTTGATTTATATACAAGGGCCTAGGTTACTAGGCTTTTGCAATAAGGCAATGGACTTTCCACGACTACAAACCATTAAACATAAGAGGTTTATTATGAACGCTGCTATCGCTACTCCTATCGCTCCCGTTACTGCTGAAATTGCTACTGCCCCCGCCAAGATTACTGATTGGACTGAGGCAGACTTCCGCGCTCAGGTCAATGTCTTTGTGCATTCCCAAAAGGAATTCGTTAATGGCGTCACTCGCTGCACGCTGTATGCTGTTCGTGCTGCCATGATGAACAGCAACAACCAGCCGCTGAACTACATCCTTGGCAACCTCTCGGAGAAGCTCCGCCCGGCGTGGACGGCTTGGCTGTTCTACTTCGCGCCCTTCGCCTTGTCCGGGGGGAAGGATGCCAGCTCTATCACGCTCGACGACGGGACGATTGTTGACCTCAAGTCGTCCATCAAGCTGGTCGCTAAGCGTTGCGACGAATTGTGCGACGCTGCCGAAATTGACAAGCTCGCTCGTGATAAGGGCGGGAATGTCAATGATCCTGCGGGCATGATGCGCTTGTGCGACTATGTTATTGGCTCCCTGCGCTCCGCTCCGCGTTTCGATACGTGGAAGCGTGAAAAGTCTACCGGACGGGGTGACAAGCCCTTGACCGAGGAAGAAGTCATGGCGAAGTACACCAGCCTTTCCAACAAGTTGAACAAGTTGTTGGAACAGGCGAAGGCGTCCGGTGTTCATGATGCCCGCAAGTTCCCCGGCATCGAAGCCCCGCATGGTCTGGACTACTACATCCAGATTCTGGAAAATGCGGATGAAAACGACATGAGCGAAGACGTGCTTAACAAGGTGCGTCTGCTCAAGGGGGAACGTCTGTCCTTCACGTCCCTGCTCAAGATGGTGTCCAACTGCGATACCACAAACCTGTCCGCTGAAGAAGAATACATCTACAATACCCTGTTGAACGCCGCCGTTGAAAAGGGTATCGAACTCTAAGCCTCATACATTCACGTCACATTGAAGCCCCGATAGGCAAGTTCTTATCGGGGCTTTTGTTGTGCCATGAATCTAACAAAGGAGTAGACAACATGGAAACTGTCTTGCGTCCTGTCTATGATAACAACACCACGCTTGATTCATTCAGGGATGTCGCCCAACTGTACGATGGTCAACTGTTGACTTTCTATGAGGCACGTTTGCTCTGCCTCTGTGTAGGTACAGACCTTAAACAGATAGACGAAACCTTTCTGTTTAAGGACTCTGACGGTGTTTCGTGGTGGCTGTACGCTGAACCGGACGGAACATTCACTGTACAAACGGAGTTGTAAACCATGCCAGACATCAAACAGTTTCTTTCAAGGCGTTACCTGCGCCTTGTAGACAATCTGTCAGAGTCCTTTCTACTGTCACAGTCCATTACTACGAACTGGAAAACGCAACGTCTGCTTGAACTCA